GCAAGTCGAAGAAAGATGATCAGCTAATTCTTGCTCAGCGTGGTGAAGGTATTCTCACTCATGCTGGAATGCAAGCAATAGGAGGAGCCGCAGCACTCAACACAATCAATAAGGGCTATAGAGTCCCTAAATTTGCATCAGGTGGCGTCGTAAGTGGGGAGTATGGTACACGAGGGGCTGATGCTGTAGAAAGAGGCCATCAAGAAAGAGAGAACCGCTCAAACGAGCCGATTAAGGTAGAAAGCCAAGTTATCAATAACGTCGAATACGTCACGATGGATCAAGCCAAAATTCTAGCCAACGACGCAAGGAATCAAGGGGCTAGAGACGGGGCAAAGTTTGTCAGCAACAAAATGCAAAACTCACCATCTTTTAGAAATAGGATGAGGTTTTAATTATAAAAGATAAGAGAAGAAACAATTCAATTAAACTTGCAACCACTACTGTAAGCAATACAGAATATGTGACGATACAACAGCTTATGCAAGCCGTGAATGAAGCAAGAAGAAAAGGAGGAAAAATGAGCAAAAATAAAAACAGTGACGAGTCTGTAGAAAAAGCTTTAAAACTAGTCACTAGTTGGCTTGATATGTCTGACAATTATGATGCAGTAAATTATCCAGAAATTGAGCAAGGACTACTGAACAACAGGTTTAATGGCTCCGATTCTTGCAAGAGCTAATTTGTAATATTCTTCTTCTCGTTCTATGCCTATATAGTTTTTCTTTTCTCTTATACAGGCCAATGCGGTTGTGCCACTACCAACAAAAGGATCTAATACAATTCCATTTTCTGGACAAACTAAGCGAACTAAGTAGCTTATAAGATTGGTTGGCTTGACTGTAATGTGAGTATTTTCTACTTTGCCATTACAGGTGCGATCGCTTTGTGAAGCTTTAGGGTGATATATAAAGGGTACTTCAGGAGATAGATTAAGGAAGAAACGAGAAGCGTTAGCGGTACCGTCTCCGTCGTTTAGATGCATCGCATCAACATGAAAATCGGTTTTTGTACCCAGTTGAAATAAGTTTTTATCGCTAGAAGGTGTTACGTGTACAGTGCTTCCACCTCTACTCTTACCTGCTCTCATTTCTGCTGTTTGTTCATCCAATAAGCGGACAGGACATGACTCTATGCATTGATAGGCAGTTATTAATTTTGTTCCACATTTTACGCAGTCAGGGGTATGAGACAGGATGACGTTAGCAGGATATCTGCCTTGCGCTGTAGCAGTGTGAGGATAAGTGATTGGATTACCTAATCCCCATTGATAAATTCCATCACAACCTTTGTGGTTGGTATTATTCCATCTAAGATGTTGATCTTCTACAGAAACCATTGATCTGCAATCATCAATATTTATGTTTTCTCTCTTTCCTGGCTTATAACAAAATAATATTGGTTCATGTGCAGGTTTAAGCATTTTCTTGCTTTTTGGGAATCCAGATCCAAACAACCAAGAGATGCTTTCTGAAATCTCAAAACCAGCTAATCTTAAACTCAGCCCCATTAAATCAATAGTTCTGGTGCCAGCAAAGACTAAAGCATATCCACCCGGTTTTAGCACTCTGTAAACTTCACGCCATATTTTGGGGCTAGGCATAATATCCCAGTTTTTGCCCATGAAACCATTAGAATGATGCTCAGTTCCATCTTCTCCAAACATCCAGGCAGTGATTAATTTAGTGATGTCTTTAACCTTGCCTAAAGAATAAGGAGGATCTGTTACAACACAATCAATAAAGTTATCAGGCAAGGTTTTTAATACTTCATAACAATCACCAAGTAATACTTGATTGATAGGCAACAAAGAACCGTACTGCTTGATCTGTTCTATTTGCTTATCTATTTCTTCTATCTGAGATTTAATATCTGCTATTTTCTGAGAAAAGAAATTATCAGTATTGACATTTTGATAACAATTAGGCATAGTTAAGAAAAGCGAGTAAGGTTTGATTATGTCTAAGCAAAAATGGGGAAAAGGCACTGTTGCTATAAAAAGAATGCAACATGTAGATGGAAAGCTTCAGTATGTTCCTCATGAAGTGCAGTGCATAAAAAGAGGGATATGGGCGATTCATAAGGGCTTAGGATACATTATTACCCATGCCCCCAGTGGAATGAAATTTACTGAACTAAGAACTCAGCGTGATTGCAAGGCCCTTGTTGATGAGATTAGCTTTATTGAATGGGTCGATACTCCGAATACAATGCCGCACTTTGCACATCTTGAAGCCGCTAAGCCTATTTTACAAAAATATGTAGCTCAGATGAGATAACCCCCTCTAAGACTTAAATAATTCAAAATAAGAGGATAGAACGTTCTATCCTCTTATTTTTATGGCAATTCTAATATTTCCAGCGATCGCTCCTAACTACCTTAAAGAAATAAGCTTGCCGGACTATGGGATGCTTAGCCGCGAGTTTGAAGACGGTGGCGAACGTCGTATTAGCGCACAGTTCAACGGTTCTGATACAGGCTTAATCCTTGAATACCAGCTTCGCACCCACACAGAGTCCGCCACTATTATCGAATTTTGGGCACTTACAAAAGGAACCTGGCTTTCATTCACGTTACCTTCTGTGATAATACAGCATCCAGTAAATGTTGTAACAGCTATCAATTTGTTAAGCAATACTACTTATTGGCGTTTTGAAGAGGGGCTGAGCATTAAGACAGACTATGCAACAGCGCAACGTGGTTTATACTCATTTGACGTGAGTTTGCGAGCTGTGGTGAGCTGAGGATCTGGTGCTGTATCATTGTGATGATAGGATCGCTCAAACGTATACTGGCTAAGGTTTTGAGCAAGCGTTAAACCCTGCTTATATACAAGAAACAACAGGTTGTCTTAACGCAAAAAAACAGGCTCTTATAATAAGAGCCTGTTGCAACATTATATTTTTAGATACCGAGTTCTTTGCGCCATTCTTGCCAAGACTTACCTAATAATCCAGGCGGAATAATATCTACTTCAGTATCAAAGCCATAAAATGAGACTTCTCCTAAAAAGTAAATTGCAGCGTCAGTAGGTCTTAAAAATGGCTCGTATCTCACTTCGATCGAGTTCTTTACTCCGTTTGATATATCAGCCTCTCTTCCTCTTATTTGATTTTTAACTACAGCTTGGGCTATGTATTCCCATTCTTCTTGTGGAATCGTACTGTAGTTGCGATCGTTGTATGTGATTTGCATGGCCTTATCTTTTTTAAGATTTGCTTCTTGAGCATAATCTGGTTGTTATACAAACGTCAAGCTTACAAGAGGATCTAGGCTTTGAACATACCCAGGATAAAACACCTGTAACCATTGCTACATAAGTATTTCAGCGCGCGTTAAACCTTCTCATATACTCAAATCAACCTCGCAAACCTAACGCCGACAAGTAAGCTGTTATGCGTTATAAAGCGTCACAAGAAAAACTTTAGACCGTCTTGTTTTTGCAAAGGATCTTGCCTATTATCATGAGGATGCTAATCACGCTCAAATGCTTGCATCATAAGGATTACAACCAGCGTTATATCCTCCTTTTATACAAGAAACACACCCTAGGGTTAACGCCGTTAAGTTGCCTAAAAGTACCATTAGAAGGTATGCTATGATTTGACCTATAGCACCATAATTTAGACCATGCCCGATATTACAACAGACAATATGGAGCGAATCGCATACCATGTCCCTGCACCGCTCTTAGAAGAGGCTAGACAGATGTGCGAGCTAGAAGGATGGAAGTTTAGCGAATTCCACCGGATGTGCTGGGAAGCAGGCTTAGCAGTACAGGCTGAGAAGTCTAACAAGAGACTTGTCAACAAAGGTTTAAGAGCCAAGCATCAAGCTAAGAAAAATCCGGACATTGATAGCCCGGATCAGTAGACATAACGCGAGAAACTTAGTGAGTAGAACTGCTTAGCTCAGCTTTGTACTGCTCTATAGAACCTAAACCTGCCAAGCCAGCAAAAATTGATCCAGGATTGCTGGCTTTTTTAGTGGAAACTTGCTCTCGTTCTTTTTGTCCACTTGCTCGTCTCAAGTTCTCAACGTACAGTCTTACGTCTTTAGGCTTGCCACCAAAGGCTAGTCCCACTGCTTGATATAGTGAGAGAGTTTCGCGAGCTTGTTGCTGGCTGTATGCGATTACAAGCTGTTGAAATTCCCAGTGTGGTAAATCTAGCGCCTCAGAACGACTAAGTCCGTAGACGGCTCTTAGAGCGGGTAACGAGTCCCTTACGTTGCAGATGTACTCACGAGTTGCTTGGCGTTGTTCTCGGATGCTGGTAAAGCCTCTACGGTTGTGGCGGCGGGGGCTAGTTCCAAAGGGGCGTTTTCTTCCTCTTCTGGATAGTCTTGATCCGCTTGCTCAGCTGTTTCAGCTTCAACAGGCTGCATTGCTTCACGAATCTTATTTGCAAGTGTATTGACAAAAAGTGCCATAGGGACTTGTTTTCTTGGATTCCGCTTAGCTAATTCATCTTTGAGAATTTTAAGCAGAGAACCCGGTTCAAGTTCGCTTAACGCTTCGAGATATTGGCAATTAAGAGGTAATAACTCCTCTAATTTGTTGGCCATCTGCTCAGTTAGGCTATTTAATTGTCGCTGAAGAGAAGAGTCGATGTCGGTGCGATCGCTAAGCTCGTTTATCTTCTCAAGAATTGCTGAATATTGCCGACCCACTACCATCTGTTCAACTTGAACAGAAACGAATCTTAGATGATGACGTTCGCTAATGTGATCAGGCTTCCAGAACTCTAATATAGAGTCTCCAATCGAATAAGTTACAAGTGGCTCAACGTCACCCAAAACTTCTTCTAATATGTCTCTGATTGGCTTTAATTTAATAGCTGAATCCGGCATTTGTTATGTCTGAATAAAGAATAGAAAACTACTAGGGGAGCTAATAGCTCCCCCTAAAGATTAAGGTGTTACAACCGGAACACCAAGACCAACGGCTGTTCCCGTTGCAGTAGCATCACCACGTAACACTTTGTAACGAGTCACCGGATCGGGATAAGCAACGATTCGCATAGTATAAGCTGTTTGTGTTTCCCGACCAAAAGCCAGAGACATCTCAACCTCAAAACCAGCGTTTAAAAAGGTGTACCAGTTATCAGTGTTGGTTGTAGGAAGCAACCCCTCATAAAGCTTGATCAACACTTTGTCTTTAGGCACGCGCAACCCTGTCAGGTCGCCATATTCTAACTTACGCTTAGTTGGTGTCGTAGTATCAATTGTGTAGCGACCGGGGTTAGTTGCACGTCTGAAAAAGTCAAAACCAACGTCACCAATTGAGAGTTCTAGATTCGCCTCAAAGCCTGTAAAAGACTTGTCAATGGGTGCGCCTGACTCTTGAGACATGTGGTCAGCCATCATGTCATTCATGGTAAGCGTGGCATCCTCTAATTGATGCTCACGGGCAATAATGAACTCAGTTGCACCTGTACCAATGGTGATGTGTAATGGGCCGATGTGTGTAGGCACTGTTTTGAAGGTTCCTATATAATGGGATTATCGTTTTACTCGCTTTTATCTGGTTGAGAGTTTAATTCTCTTGACCTTTTTTATATAATTTTTATCGACTTAAATGAAATTTATAAGTAATTGAACCAAAATAAAGATTAATATCCTCGTTGAATAAAGATTCTATTCTTTGGTCTGGGTTAATAAATTGTAAATGCTGATCAATCATTTGAAAGCGGTCAGGTGTCCAAGATTCAAGAACTTCTATGAGCTTTTGAATAGAGTCATCACAAGAAGCTTCGCGGGTTGCATAGGCAGTGAATCTTATTGTTGGTGCTGATATATGGCGAGTAAGTTTCTCTCCAAACCCATAATTGTTAGTAGGAGTTAGTACTATTCGGGTTTTCCCATTTTGAATTTCACTCGATTTTTTGGGATGCTGTTGAGAAAAGTTTATAGATTCTGTGAGTCCTGAGTTAAGAGAGAGATAGTCCCATAGGGCGGCTTTAAATATGCGAGTATCCGGATACAAGCTAATCACTTAAGCTCCTCCCTATAGCTCGCGCTATTTCTGGTGCAACTTCCTCTATGTAATTGGTACGATTATTTACCCAGATGGCATAAGTAACGTCTTTTTTTACATTTTGTTCTCGTAGAATTCCCTTGATACTTAACCCCCCTGCTATAACTCCGCACCTTATAGCCGATTGAGTTATAGAGATGCTCATGGGTCTTGTTGTTTTCCAAAGGCGCTTAGTGTCTACTGGGGTATTGTTTCTTAGAATCTCAGCACCATCTGTACAGCCTTTATGGAGCTTTAATCCAAGGTTGATTTTAAGAGCATTAATACCATTCTTATTCAGCGTTACTGACATGACTACTTTGAGAAATTGTTTTTGCTGCTGCTACCCAATAACTTTTGATATTCTCAGGTAAGTTATCCCAGACTGGCATGGGCAACCCCTGATAGTTTTTCCATTGAGCTTTATCTCCATATGCCTGATAGCCTTCTTTGGCTAATTCCAGATACCTGTCTTCCATGATTAATATTTTCTTCTTAATTGTTATTGATATTTTCGACGTCTACTAAAATTGTGTGGTCACTATTGTCTGCTACTTCAAAAGGGACATTTTGAGAAGTGTCTATGGTTATCCTGTAGCGGTTACTGTGTTTTCTGTCTACTTGCTCTAATATTCCTTTAATTATCTTATTGTTCCAATTGTCTATTACTGCATAAGCTCCAAGTTGTAAAGATTCTTCTGAAATATTACCGTCTATAGTGCATTTCCAAAAAGAATAATTAGAAAGACCTAACGGATCACTTTCTGATGCCATGCCTCTGGTTTGAAGCTTAATACTTACACATTCAGTATTAAGTAGAAGGTCTGGAATAATTACGGTAGGCAAGTCGTAAGGATTGTTTGTGTCAAGTTCAGGAATAACAAAAACTCTGAGTCGTCCTGATGAACCAGAACCAGCAAAAGCTTTAAAAATTGAAACACAATCAATTTTTCCGACATCAAGCATAAGTAAAAGGGATTATTAATTTATGCTTTAATGCTTCTAGCTGTTGACCATAGACAGTAGAACCTAAATCACTGTTGCTAGAAGACTCAATTGCACTACCTACAGGCAAAGGTGTTGTATTGAATTCCACTAAAATATCATCTTGGATTTCTATTCGCTTAACGTCCCCTGGTTTAAACCCCAGAGTCTCTACTGATGTGTTCGTTGTTTTCTTGGTTGAACTTAATGCTAAAAAGTGAGCAGTCAACAGACCCATAGCTTCTTCTTGATGTATTCCATAAATTGAAAAATCTATATGATTAAATGCTCTATTTAGGTGATATTGTACTTTCGCTTGTGCAACATCAGAAAACTCATCATAGACTGCTATAAATGTTTGATAGTCCATTAGCTAGTTCTCTTAGCTAGTTCTTTTTCAAGAAAGACTTTCCTTTCATTGGATGTCCTAATGACTTCGGGTCTGTTCTCTCCTTTCATCCATTCATCTATCCATGCTATAGCTGTAGTTGCTTTTACTAATTTAATAGCTTCAGCACTAGTAAAGTTGCTATAACTTGGATAATCAGACTCAATGGTAGATGTTGCAGCAACATCAATGCTTAAGCCAACAAGAGCTTTTACAATCGGCATCTTTAAAGCTCGTTGCCAATCCGACCACAATATCTGAATGTTTGCGCCAGGTCGTAACTCAATCCAGTCAGGCGAGTTATAGCTGTTATTACCCAAACTTTCAGGAGGTAACATTATCTGCCTTTGATAAGTTGGCAAAGGTTTTCTAAACTCTTGTGAATCTACATCTTCAATATCTTCTAGCTGTTGTTGCTCTTTTTTAGGGCGATAGACAATAGCAACCCAGTAAGGAGAAGGCGGAGCAACTTGTTCTAGAATAGCCGTTGTTTTTGCGTTAGTCTCTGGCATGAAATTAGATTCCTTCTACTATTGCCATTTCCATTGGACGGGTGCAATGCACACCACCAAAACGGCTTACAGTGTGAACAACAAACTCAAGATTCTGCTGTTGTTCTGGCAAAACCGTATAAGGAATGGGGATGCTGATGTGAATAGTATCTTCATCATCAGGCAGAATTAGCATTACATCAGTTCCGCCTGTACCCTTACCTTTGAGGTTATTGTCTGCAATGATTTGCGTGATGTAACCCATTTCTCGCTGACCCCCCAACCAAGTTTCAGCAATACTCATATCAGTATTGGCACGAGGGTTAAACAAATAATTGCGCTGAGTTGTAGGGAGTACAATCTTCTTAGGCATTGCCAACTCATTAGTAGTGTCTACTAACCTACTAACAAAACTATTGAGAGCACCTACAATCTGTTGATCATTGAAGGAATTGTCTATTGTTACGGGGCTTGTGAAGCGCTGCATAGGGATATTAAAAATCCCTGGTAAACCCACTGTGTCATCACCCAAGAACGAGGTGATGTTCACATACTTGTCATTAGCTTCTCTAGTCGCTGTTAAACGTTGTGACTGTAGAGGCTTGTTGAAAGCTCGCGCTTTATTGACTTCCTCCCAAGACCAACCTGTATGGTTTCCTATTGTCTTGATCGGATAGCGAGCACGGCGCGTTAGTGTCCCTACTCGTGGGCCACCCTTTGTGTAGTCAGAAATCAGAGCAGAGATACCAACCGTGTCATACTCCTCAATCTCAACATAATCCGCCCACGCTAAAGATGTATCAATGCGAATAGGAAGAATGCTCCCGTTAGCCATTTTTAACGGTGCATAGCGCTTCTTGTAAGCTGTTGCTCGCTGAACAACTAGCTGTCGCCCTACAAACGCTAATGTATCAGCGTCATAGTGTCCGGTGCTTGCACCGGAGTCTAGGCGATCAGGCAAGTTTAGAAGCTTATTTAGTTGATCAACATTTTCAGTGGGTGCGGTCAAGCCTGACATAGCGATTACTTCCTAAATATAAGTATTTATTAGAAATTTAGAGCAACGATGCCAAGAGCACCAGCAGTGCCAGAGCTATCAAACCTTGCTCCCGTTAGCTGTAAAAATCCTGTAGCAGCACCAGCTCGCACCATTCCAGCGGTAGTACCACCAACTCCATAAAAGACAGTAGAAGATGGCGAGAAGTCAGTCAGAACGCGCATCCAAACTCGACCTCTATTGAGTGAGTTAATCATTTCTCCAGGGTTTACACCATCTTCATCAGTCAGCCCTAAGCCTTCAATATTCGCATGGGCATCAGTCCGAACATTGACACATCTAGGGACATCTGTAGAAGCTTGAGGCAGTTTGCCCACACCAGCGGGGTCGGTTAATCCAGTTGCAATTACTCGACCAAAAGGAATTCTTTTGGGATCGAGAGCGTCTTGTAATTTAGTTGCAGCAAAACCAGTTCCACCGCCTGACACTGTAACCTCAATCGCGTTAGCTGTACCAATTCCACGAGCAGAAACAGTAATATCGGTGCCAATTGCTGCAACAGCTAAGCCGCGAATCATTGGATCATTGCTCAGAGCTGTAATGATTCCAGTTCTAATATCGCTTACTGTTGCACTAGTGCCACTTGTGAAAGTTGCCGAAATACCATTAACACTTACCGTGTAATCAGTATTTGATACTGCGGTGCCGACAGTAATAGAATAAACAGCATTTTGTAAACCAGAACCATTCCTCAAGTTTGGAGTAACGTAATCATGAGGGAAGCTATCAACGAGCATCCCTTCAATGGCGTTAGGGCTGTAGAGTTCTGAAGGAGTGGAGAATCCAGTTAGATACATTTTCTAAAAGTTCCTTATATTATTTTGTTGTGACTTCTTGAGGCTTGGTCATTGACAGAACCATCTCAGCCCATGCCAGAGTATCTTCTCTAACTGTGGGTGTTGTTGAAGGGGAGGTAGCTTGACGACTAGCTGCTACAAGAGGGGCTGAAGTGTCACGTTTTTCGTGTTCTTCAACAATGCCGTCAAAACGAGCTTCTATATAGGCATCAGTTTTTCCCTCTAAAGTAGTGAGAGAGGTTTTGTTGAGGAGAACGGCCTCTTGTAACCCCCTAATTGTGGTGGAAGAGTCAATCTTAAAGCCTGCGGGGAGAAGGCCATCGCACTTCCGGGCATAGCAGGAAATACAGGGTTGATTGGTTGCCTCATCTTGTTTTGGTTGAGCTTTTGCCGATTCTTCTAGCTGGTCAACCTTTGCCTGAAGAGTATCTCGCTCTTTTGTCAACGTTTCCAAAGCAGCATCTTTAGCGGCTAGCAGCACTTCTGAATCAGTTTTCTCCTTTGTTGCGTTAACCAACTTTGTCTTCTCGTCTTGAAGTTCTTTTTCAAGCTCAACAATTCTGGCTTTACTTGTGGCAATAGAGGAAGCATCCTTGTTGAAGCGATCGCTAATTTCTTTTGCGTAGCTTACAGGGACGGCAATACTTGAAAAATCATCAAGCTTTAAGGTAATGGTTTCCAATGTTTGTGCAGACGCGGGGATCGTACTCATAATAGTTTCTGGTTGACTATCTTGTTTAATAGGTTCACTAATAAAAAACTCTATATCTTCTGCTGAGTCCATGCTGACTTTGACATCAGATCCAGCTCTGCCACGCTCGCAAATGGTGATGTGATTTCCCATTCTGTAAAGCTGGTCAAATTTACCATCAGAGCGCTGTCTAGTCCCAGCTAGGTAACCACAGCTCACCTCTCTTGTCTTCCCTGATTGAATGTTTTTGATTGCTTCGGAGTCCGTTACGGTTGCAACTATGCCCAAGAAATCCCCATCTAATGTCACTAGATTACCTGTCATGCCCTTGGAGTAATGCTTTGCATTGTCAGCATTTAGCATTACAGGAGGGTGATTAGGATTGGTTAGTGGCTTCATTTTGAAGCTATCAATACTTTTAGCATCAAATAAAACTTCAGGCGTTACTACCTCAACTCGTTCGCTTCCGTCTTTGTTGTAGTACTTTAATTCACCAGCTTTTGCGATTGTCATGTGCAAACGCAAAAAGCCCTCAGGCGTCATCTCCGTTTTGTAAATAGTGCCTGAATCAAAATGCAATTCTTCTATTGTTGAACTTTCGGAAGCGTTAACCATAGCTAGACTTATGGCAATAAAAGCAAGCCTAGCATGGTGTTAGATGATTTAAATTAATTTAAGCTTGAGTGGCTTGTTTTAAATTATTCAGACAACAAAACGACTAGTTGTCTTCTTCATGTTCTTCTAATGGTTCGTCTGTCAAAACTCCCCTGTTTTCTAAGAATGCTTTTTCAAACAGAAGATTGATTCCCTCTTCTGTAATATTGACAATTTCTACACCATTAGCATTACCGATCGCAGCCGTTAAACTCACTAGACCTTCAGCCATGTCAACTAGCTGATTAGGCTTATTATCTTCTGCCAACTGCTGATGAAGTATTACCAGATTAATTTGTTTAATTAGAAGATGGGTGAAGCGTTGCCCTATATGACTCATGGGTTTAATGATTAACTTCAAGTGGGATTTGATTATAGCCAGCTTGTCGCAATTCTTTAAAAGCTTGCTCAATCTGACTAAACTCTTTCGTTGTCATTGTCACAATACAGCCTGCACTTCCAGGACTGTATAGGCGATTAGAATCATTATGAATCATTAATTCGCTTCTCATTACTCTACCAATATAAATAGGGTCAGGCAAAATATGAAAAGCGTTCCCTTCAATGCCCTTGACATGCTTTAGGTTATAAGGAGAAAGATTAACTTGATAGCTTTCTACATTATTGCCCTCTGGAGTTTTGACGTAACGGTGTCCGGGTAATGGGCCTTTGCCCTTAAGCTTTGTTCCTCCTGAATATTGGTATCCTGGTTGTCCTGATGTACATTGCCAATCTTGCTCAGTTTTCCAACCTTTAAGCGTCAAGACTCCTATTATTATGTTTCGAGTAGCTTGATCACCTAAAGGCATATCAAACACTAATCTTGGGGCAAACTTCTCCGGTAACGATGATCTTGAGACGGGTTCTGGCAAAGCTCTATACAGGGATGCAAACTCGCTGCGAACATTGTCTGATAGGCAGCTGTCTAACCATTCAAGAGCTTTGTTTTGATGGGGCAAGTCTTTGTAGTGTTTGACAACATTAAGCAGGCTTATGGGCTTTTCTGTTGGAGCTGAACTAATTAGGTTTTTGACTTGTTGCCAATCATCTAAAATCAGCTCATCAACAATAACTTTCCCAGTAACCCACAAAATAGCCTCCGCTCGCCTTCTTCGAGTTAAACCCTTTACAGGTCGCTTTACTCCATTGACAATTGCTTTGTCCCAGTCTAGTAAGCGTTGAGGGACTTCTGTTAGTTTGTAGTTTATGGCTTGCGAAAAAGTTTTACCTTGTAGAGCACCCGTCCCAACGTTGTAAAGAAAACTTATAAGGGCAGCTCTTTGATTCGTGTTGAGCTTATCCCATATTTCATCAGGTATGGAGTGTGCAACGCTTATCAAAGATTCATACAAATATAGAGCAGCTTGTTTTTCTGTTATAGTCAGCTCCGGCTTTACCCAAGAGCCTGTTTGCCCGAATCCGATTGTCAAAACCCCACTAGGACACCTATATGAAGCAAGCCTTAAGTCTTCAAAGCTCTTGACTAGTTCTATTGCTTGTGGAGGGATAGCGTCAATCCTCATCAGGTTCTACTACCTTATAAGGTGAGCTTGCAACGTGTTCTCTTGTATCTATGTAAGGTTCATCTGTTGCATCAACTTGACTCAGGTAAGGCGGTTGATTAACACTTGGTGGATTGTAAGCAACATAGTCGTTGCTTGACCCTAAGTTCATTTCTTGGTTCTGCACCTCTTGTGTAACATTTGTACGGCGGCTCATGCCTCTAAAACCTCCTGTAACCAAAGCAGTCAATCCGGCCGTCAATAGGGTGTCTTTTTGGTCACTAGATACTAAAGAATTCGGGGTAAAGACACTGAGCAATATGAGGCTAAAAGGGATTATGACGGATGAGATTTCCAGAAAGTCTTCTGTCCAGGGTCTATCATTCGCTGATTTCATTAAGTAAATCCTTGACGCTTGCAGTTATTGGTTTGTCTTGAATAAGCTTTTGCAATAACGCCATTTTTATTTTCAGCCCCGTAACATTTTGGGTTAACTGAAAAATGACGCCGCTTGATATTATTTCATTAATTCTATCTTGATTGCTTCTGGCTGTATCTGATGCCATACCAGACATCCTTAAAGCCAAGTCACAGTTAGCGCGAGCGATGCCTATGTCAGCTCTGAGGGTGTCCAACTCGCTATGTGTCATAAATGATGGAAGTCGTTGCTCAAGCCTGTCAAAACGAGCATCAACCTCGGTCTGAAAAGCTTCTTCTTTTTCCTTCATCTTTTTAAAGGCATCCCAGACAATAGGAATAGCTAAACCAGATAAAGCGCCAAAAGCCCCCCATACCGCTGCTGTACCACCAAAGCGTTGAACTTCAAGGAAAATAAAAGTTCCACAACTACCAAATATAAGTCCACGAACTAATAGCCTCGGAGTTAAAGCACTTCTTTTTATAAGTTTAAAATCTTGATTGTTGTTTTGTTCTGGTAGATTGTGATTGATCATGCATCACTTAATAAACTGTGTTTTTAGCTGAACTAATATCCCCAGACGAATCATTATCATTTATTACAACGTATTTAAACTTGATAAAAGGTAATCCGTCAACCTGGAACGAATCACCATCCTTAAGAGGTTTCTTTGCAACAAATAATCCAGTCATACTGTTAATAAGTTTTTGCTTCTCACTTATTGGCTCAATAATATGTAAGTCGTCATAGACTGACTTACTCGCATGAATAGTACACAAATTGCGAGTTAACAAGATTGAGGGAATATAAATACAGTAGATGTTATCAGATGAAAAAACTAAGCTAGTGTCTGGTGATCTCCCTATTAGCCACTTGCTCAGCCCATCAAAGTATAGACTCACACAAAACCTGAAACACCCATAATGAACCTGTCTCTGGGGTGTTGGCACCTCGTGGGCTGACTGTTCAACCTTTAAATAGGCTTGCTTTGCCATGATTAAGCCCTGAAACTCTTATTGTAAATTACAAATCATGAATCTTTATAGTGGTTACAGGTTTTATGGATTACTAGACCAGCTGCCAGAAGTCACCCGTCGCAACCCTGACGACATACGCGATGGGTGGACATGGGGGGACTTTGAACTATACCCACAATTTGACCATGAAGAATATTATCCTCAAGTAAGTCATTTGTTGCAACAAGCAATCATGAGGCGTTGTTGGTTGTTTTGCATAGTGTCACCATTGCCTTCTTTCCCCAATTTCTACTTTGCAACGGTTTGTAAATATGAAGACACAAAACGGGTAGAGCTGGGTTTTGGGGTAGCAAATGACCTCTGTACCGCTCTGCTGGTAGCCTATGTTATGGCGCTGGAAAAGTCTGAAATCATCAAAGGATCTGAGGCTTGATCATGTTGAAAAGAACAGTGCTCAAAGTCTTACTACGTATGGATTAGAACTGACGTTAAACCTTCCTTTTATACAAGAACAGAGGGGATGTTTTAACGCCTGTTTATGAGCAACAAAAAACGCCTCGCTGAATCAGCGAGGCGTTGCAACAAAATTATAGTACACACAGACCGCTGGAAAAGTCTGTTCAATGGATTGACAACGTAGATGTCTAAATGATATCTTGTAAGAGTAGTAAAAAACGGCTAGCGAGCCGCAATTAACACACAATGTCTAACTTTAGCATAGAACAAATAGAGAGTGAACTCTCTAAAGAAGTGCGCTGCGATGATAAAGGTAGAGGTTTTTTCACCGTTAAGGGTGCAGCTCGTCTTGCAGATATTGATGATAGTAGCTTGGGTAAAAGCCTTGGAACAGGGGCGGCGCTACAGCCGTCTAAAATGGCTAAATTCCTTATCTCAAAAGGGTTTGATGGGGCGGCGTTGCCAAAATGGAGAACTGAGGGGATTCCCGATCAGGCAGTTCATAGCATCTTAGAATACTTTACTTTTGAAGCTGGAAGACATTGCACCGAAAAGGCCAAGGCAGCCTTCCGGTTTGTAGGATGTTGGGGTATTCGTGACTTATCACACAAAGTTACTGGGTGGAAACCTGAGAGCAAAGAACCCAATGGCGATGAAGTAAAAGCCTATGTTGATGCTGTCCTGAAACAACTGCTAGAGGAGCAGATACCCGAACGGGCTACTACTTGGCAATGCCGATACACAAAGCGGTTTTGGGAAGCGCTAGAGAATCTCTACGGACTCCATCAGGGTGATCAGGGGTGTGCGTCGTTCATCCGGCACTATATCTATGAGTACTTCCCAGTAGAAGTCCAAAACCGACTTGATCTCATCAACCCTATTCTCAGCACAGGTACACGAGCTAATCGCCAGCATCAGCACTTTGATGACACCTTGCTTGAACTGCTTAAAGTTCAGATTTCACATGTTACTTGGCTGTTGGAAGCATCTGCTGATCGTAAAGCTTTTAAACAATCAATGAAGAAAGTTAAAAAGCTTAACTTCAACTTTGGAACCAAAACACTTAAAGAGGGCGGAGCAAATGTCTAATCAATTACCGTCCTACCCCTTAAGACTTCCTGATGATATCAAGAAGCGGTGCCAACAGAAAGCCAAAGAAAAACGAATGAGCCTTAATCAGTGGATCATTCAGGCAATGGAAGAAAAAGCAGACAATCAATAAAACCTAACAGAAAGCCCCTTAAGATAGGGGCTTTTCTTATTAAATGAAAATTACCCAAAATCATCCCCATCTCAGCTAGAGGATCTGCCCTCCGATCATACTGATGATAATCGACCTCTAAGCCTTATACAGTAAGCTTTTGAAAGAGCGTGAAACTCCTTTCTATACTCAAAACACACGACTAGTTTCACGCCGCCTTATGAGTCAAACGTTATCACAAATACTGCCTTCGGACTTTTACTTAAATCCGGCAGAGGATCGCCCTCTTTCCCCTTCGAGGATAAAACCACCTCAAAGCATTACGCCGCAAGCTTTTGAGCAAGCGTTAAACCCACTCTATACTCTACAAACGCACCACTAGCTTCACGCCACTTGTGTTAAAGTAGAGTTGACGAATTCATAACAAGCGAATGACCAGACCTTTTGTCAGTCTTCATTGTCACTCTGAATACTCCCTGCTCGATGGTTTGTCTAAAGTTAAGGAGCTAGTAAAGCGGGCCAAGGAACTCAATCATCCAGCAATCGCCCTAACAGATCATGGTGTGATGCATGGTTCTATAGAGTTGTATCGTAATGGCCTTGATGAGGATATAAAGCCCATCATTGGATGTGAAGCATACTTAAGAGATTTCGCAATCACAAGCCGCCTCAAAGACTTCTCAGGTGATGGAGATTACAAAGTTAAAGATCGATACCACCAGTTGGTCTTGGCTCAAAATCCAACTGGGTATAAAAATCTCTGTAAGTTGACCAGCATTGCTCATTTGGGAGAAGGCAGGGGAGCTAAAACTTCAACCGCTGAAACCTCAACCAAACATAAAGGCTGGATAACCCTAGAGGAGTTAGAGCAGTATTCAGAAGGGCTAATCATCACAAGCGGATGTATGGCTGGGATTATCCCCCAATGTCTTAAGGCAGGAAACCCAGAGTTAGCCGATCAAATAGTCGAATGGTATAAGAAGGTGTTTGGCGATCGCTTCTACATTGAAATTCAAGACCACGCCGCTAATGATGGTAGTCGCGAACTCAACTTACAACTAGTAGCGCTGGCCCAAAAGCATCAAGTAGCCATTGTTGCAACAGCAGACAATCACTACACAAAGCCTTGCGATAAGTCGGCGCATGATGCTTTGTTGTGTATCAACACCAAGAAGCTTCTCTCGGATGAGAAAAGAATGAGGTATGAGGGAGCTTACTGGCTTCCTACGGGCGATGAGATGCTGGAAAGGTTATCTGCTTATCTGCCCTATGAGATCGCCTTAGAGGCGATTGAGAACACCGTTAAATTGGCAAAGCAAGTAGAAGATTACAAGTTGTTTCGCAAACCGACGCCCCCCCGTTTTTCATTGCCTGAAGGTTATGATACTCCAGAATTTTATGTTGAAGAATTGGCTTATAAGGGACTAAGAAACCGTTTTAAAGGATCGTTACCTCCTCAAGAATATCTTGAGAGAATCGACTATGAACTGAGCATTGTCAATCAAATGGGCTTTGCTGAATACTTTGCAATAGTTGAGGATTTATGCTCGTTTGCTCGTTCTAAAAATATCTGGTTAGGTATAGGTAGAGGTTCTGTCGGAGGTTCTCTCGTAGCTTATGCAATGGGAATCACTAATATTGATCCTATTCCGCATGGGCTACTCTTTGAGCGCTTTCTTAATCCCGAACGACGTTCCATGCCTGATATTGATACAGACGTTTGTCAAGAACGACGGGGGGAGCTTATAGCTTATTTGTCGGAAAAGTATGGTCTTAAGTATGTCGCTCAAATTGCAACTTTTGGAGAAATGAAAAGCTCTTCTGCTCTCAAAAATACAGCACGAGTCTACAACGCACAGTATCAGCAGTTCAATGAAATCACTAAAGGGATTCCAAAAGTTCGTGGAAAAGTTCCAACCCTTGAGAAACTCATCTCTGACAGAGACACTTATGCAGAGTTTTACGACTTATACAGCAACGATAAACTCTTATTAGATGAAGAAGGGCAAAAAACTGTAAGTTTTAAGGCTGTTGTTGATACTGCTATAAGCTTGTCTGGAACGGTCTGTAGTGTTGGCATTCATGCGGCCGGAGTAGTTATAGGCTGGTGCCCTCTTGATGAAGTCATGCCCTTAATGAAAGGTTCAGAGGGGGAAATAGTTTCGCAATATCAGATGCAGGACGTAGAAGACTTAGGACTCATTAAGTTTGACGTTCTTGGTCTTAAGACACTTACTGTAATGAGAAAAGCAATCGAAGCAATAGAGCGAGTCGAACAAGAAGTAATTAATCTTGATGAAATTAATTACAATGACAGTCGTGTTTTTAGGTTTCTCGGAAGTGGTAAAACTGATGGCATTTTTCAATTCGAGGGATATGGTGGAGACATATTAAGAGGCATACAACCTAAAAATTTAAATGACGTTAGCGCGGCAAACACTCTAAATAGACCACAATGTACCGATAAAGAAATAGATATTGCTTACATTAAGCGCTCACAAGGGATAGAGCCAATATCTTATTTGATTCCAGCTCTTGAGCCAATCCTTAAAGAGACATTAGGGCTTCCTATCAACCAAGAACAACTCCTCAGAATATGCTGTGACATAGCAGGATTCAGTTTAGGCGAAGCTGACAATATACGTCGAGGGATTGGCAAGAAAGATTTAACTAAGATAGCCGCACTAGAACAACAATTTCTAGAAGGTTGCGCCCGTAATTGGCATGATGAAGCTGTAGCTAAAGAACTCTTTAGTGTCATTCGTGCGGGTTCTGAATATGGTTTCAATAAGTCTCATTCAATGGCTTATGGTATTATTGCCTACCAAACTGCATGGCTAAAGTACTACTATTATGCCTATTTCATGGCAGCTCTTATAAGCCTGGAAAAGGTTACTAAAAAGAAAAAACACGAGGATGACACGAATAAACGCACACAATATATCATTAACGCAAAAAAAGAGGGGGTAGTCTTTTTGCCTCCGCACATCAATGAGTCTGATCGAGATTTTTTAGTACTAGACTCTCTCACTATACGATGGGGTTTAACAGCTATAACTGGCGTCGGAGACACCCTTATAGATGCAATCGTTTTAGAGAGACAATACAACGGTGCGTTTAAGGATTGGAACGATTTCAATAAGCGAGTAAAAACCAATAAAAAAAGCTTAACTGCTCTAGTAAAATCTGGTGCGCTTGACTGTCTAGGACTTAACAGAAGGCAGATGCTTGAATATAAGCCAATCATGACGGCCTATAAAAAAGCTAAAGAAGACAGAGCTAAAGAGCTTTTGAAGTGGCAGAAAGAAGCTGATAAAATTACATCTGAACCATCTACCAGCAAGAAAAAGAAGAAAAACAGCCAAGACGCAATACAGGACACGCTTAAAGAGTTAGATTTAATCTTGGAAAAAATCTCAGAATTTAAAGAGCCTCTACCAGTACCTAGTATTGAGTCTATTAAAGACTTTTCGCTGTCTGAAAAACTTAAAGGAGAAAAAGAAGTGTTAGGGCTTTATGCATCAGGGCACCCACTAGATAGCTATAAGGTAGGATGCAACCCGTTCAATGAGGTTGTCAAAAACAAACTGTTCATTAGCACTGTGCTAATCACTAGCGTTCGAGAAACCAATTCTAAGAATGGCACGATGGCATATTGTACCATTGAAGACAAAGAAGGGGCGACTATGACCCTTAAAGTGTTCAATGAAAAATGGATACTCTATAAGTCAATCTTGAGGGTTGACTCTATTCTGAGCATTACAGCGAAAGCTCAAATTTGGGAGAAGCGCTTAGAATTAATACTTGAAGCAGCATTGATTCCCACTAAAAACACTGAGGAAGAAGACGAGTTTTAACCCTGATTGCAATTAATCCCTAACAAGTGGCAGCCGCCACTTGTTTTTTATAGAGGGTCAATATTGACGTTTTAAACCTACAATGAAAGAAGGAGAACAAAGTATAAAACAATGACTACTGATTTATTTGTACTAACGCAAGCATCGGCACTTCATTCAAAAATAGGTCAAAGCAGTTATTTTTTAAAGAGCCTGAAAGAGTCAGCATCAATTCACACTTTATTCCAAATTGCAACAGAGTTAAGACTTTGTCAAACTTGGATAAGTGAAATTGAACAAATAGAAAATAAGATTGCTGAAATTGTAAAACGGGATTACTTAAATATTTTCACTGATCAAGTTCAGTATGCAGATGAAGTTAAGAAATTTGAAAGCAAGCTAGACCGCTTGATTGACTTGGGTCGTAACTTAGACAACAGAATAGGATTAACCACACTTAGTGAATCAATAGATACTATTTGGGCATTGAACCGCAACATCCAGAGAGAAGTCGATTCTGCTTTAGAAGATTTGAATAAAGAGAATACTTAAATTTACTTTAGCCTTAAGTAGAAGTCCTCTAACGTTAGGCAGACTTGATTTCTTATGTGTATCTTTACCTAGAAACTCGAATCCCCTCCCCCACAATCATGAGAGTCTGATGAGTGGGAATGATGACTTGATGAATCGTGGCTGTGGTGATGGTTAGAAGAACTACCAGAATCAGCACTGTGATGGTGTTTTGCAGGTTCGCTTAATATCTCTGCTGTATTAACCATGCTATTCAGCGTTTGCTGGTTGGCGTCGGCAAGTTGGCGTTTAGTATCAGCTTACTTCTGAGTCTTTCATACGTGTCCAACCTTGAGCATTCTCTTTAACAATGGCTTGCAGACTATTAACCTTATGAACGTTGCTGTCAGGATCTCTCATGTATGGCATAGTGTTTCTACTAAAAACAATTTGACTGCTTAAGTTTAGGCTTTCTTAATCTTGGTGTCCATGCAGGATGCTCGTAGTTTTGCTTTAGCCAGTTGTACCCGTCTCTTACATAAAAAGCATCGTTCAAAGCATTATGAGGTCTGGTTGTCTGTTTTGGTAACTCAACCCCCAGATCGTCAGCCCATTGTTTTATATCATAAGTAATCCAAGGAAGACTTTTGGGCCTGTCAACCATTCTTCCAAAACGCTGAGCCAAGCAAACATGATCATAGTCTGCATAATCAGCAATCAGTACAATATCATTGCTGCCAACATAATTGAAATATTCTAAAATTTGATTACCAATTTTATCTTGTGCAACAGGCCATGGTAAAAAAACGTGAGGCCCTGGTACTTCAGACGCCATGTTGTTTAATACGTTCTCTTTTAGCCAATCAGTTGCTAAGTCTTGACGATAATCACTGTTCATTAAGTATAGGTGCTTATCATCTTCTGACACCATTCCCAGAGAAATAGGAACAATTGTTTCACCGTTCTCTTCAAATTCCCAATCATAAAATATTTTCACTCGTATTCCTCCGTAAATATAATTGTATGACTATGGGCAAACAATTCACTCAAAGACAATGAGCCTACAGATTCTATACGATGCCAAAACATAGGACGCTCTCCTAAATCAATTCTTAAATAGACCCAAGTGCCACGTCTTAATTTTCGATACCATTGGAAATTAGAAAGACAAATGTCAAACATTTTTATAGGATTAGCCTATAATTTTAAATTCTGCTATTTTGTGTCCATCTAAATAAATTTCCTCTTCTATTGGATTCCAAGAATCTTTATATATTCTCAAGAGCCTGTTATCAGCTACAGCTTTGTTAAGGTTGTCTTCGTTTTCAAATATTTGATGTAGTAACCTTTCTACAGCAATTTTATATTCATGATGTTTTTCTATCATCATGTCCATGCAAGTACTTATGAGAGGAATACTTTGTGAATGAATCCCTATAGGAAATGACATACTATAAAATCTCCCTTTTCAAGCAATACCTTTATTCTATCAGAACCAAGCAAAATACCCCAGGACTCTGGGGTATTTAAATTTTCTTATAGATGTTTTTTATTTAATAACCTTGAAACCGATTTTCTGACTCGAATGGCGGTCTGTACCGTGGGACATTACTCCACTTGCTCAGCGCTGGTGCAATCTGACCGCTCACCACCAAATCCGATTGTTCTAAGAACCACTCTAAGCCGATTTTCCAGTGTTTCAGATAGCCATCACCTACAATCCACCTGATAGTAGACTTTCGTAGTGCATTAAGGCTTACAGACGGCTTGTAGGAGTCTAGCTTGAGACGGTTACATACCGCTCGACCTACTGCCTGATGTCTTTGTTCATCTTGGCTAACTTTTTGTCCCACCCAACCTAAACTTAGTCCCCCTGCTCGTAACAACACTGGCAATGAGCATGGTACAAATACCCCAATCTCTAGCAGAGTTGCCTTGAGTAGTGGATGCCCCTCATCATCTTGCCACTGTTGGCTAAGTTGTTCAGCTTCTCTAAGATACTGTTCGCGTACAGGGTAAACAGCGATCGCCTTCTTGAACTGTGCCAAGTGAACCGACTCGTCGGGAATGTTCGACTCAATCAGCTTCTCTGCAACCTCTGGGATCGAATTCTTGCCCTTAATATCTGCTTTCCAACCTTCAGCCAGGTATGAGGCTACATCCACCTCTAAGACGATTGCAGAGGCTAGGATTCGTTCGAGTATCTCTGGCACATTATCTGTAGTTATAGGCAACGGCGTTGCTGTAAGAGTCTGAGGTTTCCAGTACTGTGGTATACCCTCAGAGTTACAACGCGCGTCATAGAGAGTTTGAAAGGTAGCCATAAAGCTGTCGCGTGTGGAGACTGTTAATCAGCATAGTGCTTTCTAAGTTTCAACGCACTAGCCCTAGCGGATTGGCAATATTGGAGATTAGCAGCCTAGAGGAATGTGATAACGGTAATTTTTTGGCGTTAGACTTGTGGTGCTGTAGGTGTATATAGGGAAGGTTTAACGCAAGTCGAAAGTCTTACAGAGTATAGAATTCAAGTCGATTACCATTGATACCATTGAGGGGTTCTTGAGGGCGATCCTCAAGAAAAAACCCCGGTCGTGATACCGGGGTTTTCTTAGTTATGAGATTTACCTATGGGTACGTCATCCAACGTTCTTTATCAAGAATAAAGTTAGGCTTCATACTGTTTACATCAAAACTAATTACACACCAACCTGGTTGTACACCTTCAACCTGGTTGTGAGTCAAGACATGTGTAATCTTAACTTCAATTTCATTGCCAGAAAAGGGATAGTAATCGCCCGGATCATATTCCTTTAAAGCCAAGGTGTCACCCACCTTAAAGTCTCGATCCAGTTTACTTACCACACAAGTCTTATGTCCGATTACGATGTCTCTGAAGAATGGCTCTATTGTTTTAAGTTCGTGAATTGTCATTAATCTAAATTTGTGACTTCTCTCAATTCTATTGACGTTTTCACAACTTGTCAAGTCTCCCTGCTTCCCAAAATAATGCTCAGAATCGCCAGTTTTGCTGCTCGCCTCAAAAAATTTGTGCTTAGTCGGTTTTGCTTGTGACACTAGAACCATATGGATTACAGCTTATAAAAATGCCAAAAACAATGTTCAATATAATGAAAGTGACGAAGAAACCGCTTAAGCATAAAAAATAAAATGCCTCAAACACTTGCTCTATAAGTGTTTGAGTCAGCGCATTGGCTGTGACACTACTACTGCATACGTCTGAAGTGAAACCGACACAGTGTCACAGCCTAGAACCCTGATTCTCTTGTGTCACGGTACAGCAGTTTTGAAGAGTTTGTGACATCTTGACCAAAATCCTGTGATAACATCAATTATTAGTTAATCACCTTTCAGATTGTTTGGTAAGTCTAATCCTGTTTTGTTCATCTGCCAAGAAATTCTTTAAGCGATCAAATTCTGCTTCTAATATTTCTTTGGTAACGTCCCATTGAATTCCAATCTCTTTGGCAGCTAGCGGGATTATTGTCCATGACATACCAGGGTGGAGCTTTTCTAATTCTCTACGAGCTTGTGGTAATTGCATTAGCGCTTATCTCCTGAACCTCTTAACACATTACGACTCTTGCGATCGGTTAACTTGTTTATGTTCATCTGCATTACTTCTTCAATATTGCTGCCTACAGTTGGGTGTGAACTATTCCATTTAAGCTGCATAAAGGTCTGACTCATTGCATAGCGCAACCGATAGTGATTCCTGTAGTCTAGGACTTTATCTAAAACACCTTCAGTTCTTATAATTAATTGATGACTACAGCGAACTAAGTCATTACCTTTTACAATGACACGTGCGTTTAAAATGTCTTTGAGCGTCCACTTCTCTTCATGAGCCGCCATTGTTAGATAAGCTAAGCAATCCCCTAACTCAAGTAAATAACCCGTCTTATCTAATCCTTCCCCTCTCATAGAGCGCTTTACCTTGCCCAATGCCTCACCCGCCTCTTCTGCCATCCCTACAGCGCAAAAGAGAAGATGATCGCAATCTGTAGGAGTAACCCATAGTTCTATGAGCTTGGCTTGATATTCGTCGATGTTCCTGGCTTGACGTTTTTATACTGCCTCTTGATACTATTGACATTTTCACAACTTGTCAAGCAAACCAAAGATGCTGTTTTTGTTGCAACAGGAGTAAACGGCGTAACACGGTGGTAAACAGCGTTAGCCCCCCATGTTGTTTATGAGTATAGAAGGGACTCTAACGCCGGGGTGTGAGTCTGAAAGTGTTGTGCTGTAAGGATTTGGCGCTTACGGATGCCTCAAGGATATGGGGGGTGATCCTTTGTTCTTCTGTAATTGCATTATTTCCCACGCATATCGTCGAGTTGGGTAGACGATATTCCTCGTTTTTGAAAGCCTTGCCCAGTAAAGCTTTCGGCGACTTACATATGTAAAGTTTTGTTTCATATCGTGCCATTAAGTAGACAATACAGTTAAACTATAGAAGTCTTTGCGCAAAGAAAACAAATGACGAATATAGTTTGGGTCAAAAGAGGCGACAAAGAGAAGGTGGACTCAAGACAAGTTTTAGACGTTTTAGGTTTAGATAACCACAAGCAATGGATGTACAAGTATGTTTTCAAGGATGTTGAAGGTTTTGAGGCTGAAACAGGAGATGAACTTGAAGTAGATTATGAGCGAAACAAAAGAGGTAAACCTACAAAATTTGCTTGGTTCACAGAGAAGCAAGTTTATTTTGTAATTGCAAAGGCAAGGAACACTATAGACGCTCTTGATGCCAAAAAAACTCTTGCTCAAATGTTCGCCAATCTCAGACAAAGTGAAAAAGAAAATAAAACAAAAATGACTACAACAACAGTATGGCAAGATCGCCTAAACAAAATAGCCGTCCCAGTGATGAATGACTCTAAAGTAGGTGAAGTTCAACTTTTTTCTCCGCAAGCGTTGAAGCACATAGAAAACAAGTTTTCCCCAGATGAGAAGTTCATCCAGTTTTTAAGCAATCTAGAAGCAGAGACGGGGTATATTCTGCCTTGGAACTTTGATTTTGGTTCTTGTGGCATTCTGACTTATCCGCCAGAATATAAAAGCTACATTGATACGTATCGAAAAATCACAGAGATAGAAGATGCGCGGTATATCTGCATGTGGGGAAGTGAAGAGTTACCAGCTTTACCTGATGAAGAATACTTAGTGCCTGCTAATGATATACCACCTACAGGAGGTGTATGGCTTGACGAGACACGCCTTCATAAGGAAGTCTGGCAAGAGATTATTGAGTGTGTAAAAGACGTTGTAGAGGCATACAACGACCCTCAGCGCAAAGAAAAATATGGCATCCCCTCTCAAAAAGAACTCGAAACTGATTACGAGAACCTAGAACAGGACACCATATTCCTGACAAATACACTTCAAGCTTACAACAGGTTTCAAGAATTTAACGAGGAAACCCCTAAGGTCTTAGGTTTCCAAGTTCATAAGGATTGGCTTCTGTGGTTAGAGTCCGACAACAATATAGCTTCAGCCATGAGAAAGTTCTATCTAGGTTCGTCTGCTGAAGTTTTTTTCTCTATCACTAAAGAACAAGATGAAGATGGAGATGAATATTATAAAACTACACCAGGGTCATTTGTGATTGTCTATCCTTTCTGGGCCAATATCAAAGATGGTAAGTCCTGGTATACAGAGATGGAACCCAACCCAGAATATAACCCTGATGCCCCACTATTTCAAACAGTGCGATTCTATGATGAGAAATACGAACCGCTATTCGACTGGTATCTAGAGAACATCTGGCTTCCTCAGCACTCTCTTAAGTTCTTCCAGGCTACCGACCCTAAAGGCTACCCTCAACTAGCCATGTTGCTTGCCGACTTGCCCTCTAACACTAATCTCCCCAAGATGTTTCTGAAGGCAGCACAAAAGCAGCTGGCGGCTAGTCAAAGCTAATCACGATACAAATACTTATTCTGAACTGGCATACTGTTATGGTGTGCCAGTTTTTTGTTGTATAGATTGACAACGTTATAAAAACGTCAGTATATTGGATACATAAGCGAGATTAAAGGATAAATCAATGATTGACTTAAACTCTTCTGCAACAGAAAATAGTACTTGTGCTTATGGTGAGCTAAGCTTGGGAGAAACGGTAGCTTTAAGAACGGCTTTGAAAAAAGCAATAGAAGATCCTAAAAATAGTTTTATGGTTCTAGAACTTAAAAGAGTATTGGTCAAAATGCAAGTAATAGAGGTTGAAGCTGATCAGGAGAATCGATATATAGGTTTTACTGTTGGTACTGAAAGACCTAATTTTGAATTCAATCTTGATGATTAAAATCCATATTTGAATCAAATAAGATAGCCGCCTAATCAGGCGGCTTTCTTATTTCTATCTGTCCAATCCTAACTACCACACACCACACAATCTGGGTCATCAATCACACAAAGCTGCCCCTTATCCAAGTAAGACTGATTCACCCTCGAATACTGCTGGTAGTAAGTACCCCCAAGAGGAGAACGCTCTACAAAGTCCTTAAACCATTCGACATCTACATAGAAGTACAAATCAAAGCTAGTGCTATGAGCCAACCCTGTGGACTCCATCATTAGCTGCCACTCCTCATGGTGTTGCTGGTGCAAGTCTTGACCCACATCAGAAGCGATTTCAATGTAAGGATGATACTGTACAATGTCCTCACCATGCACCGCACTCTCACGCCCTTCTGGGTTACTAAACGGGGGATCTATTTGGCGGGATACTGTGTAGCCTGCAAGGTCTGTATAGTCGAGATAGCACCGTTGGGTAGGCTCAACGGAGAATACCCTTTCGAGTCCGTAAGAACGGGCTATTTCAGCAGCCGATTGATATGCATTCCATAAGGAAAAAGCAATTCGCAATGCATTATCTGGCATCTGTGGATACCTTTCTATTAAGACAGTCGCTCTATTTAACCATTCTTCATGTGTTGAGAAATAAGTTCTAGCTTTTTTGTTGAAGCCACAAACACGAACATATTCTAGGGCTTCCACATGTTCCTCATAGGTTACACCTTGCGCTGCCAAAAACGATGCCAATCCTAGAACAGTAACCGCGACTTGGCGATCCTGCTCAACAGACAAATACAGCTCTGGATTATAGTTGTGAGCCATCTCACGCCACATTGTATGAAGCTCACATAGGAAGCGAGTAGTAGCACAAAACGCTTCCACAATGTCTTCAGGATTAGCGCATTGCGCCACGTTAACTGGAGTAATCAAACACGACGCTGAATGCTCTAAACTTATGGCCTGACAAACGTTTAAGTACAATTGCCTGTCATTTTGATAGCGTATCTTCTCAAGAAAAACGCTCTCCTCATTTACTGCCTGTACTATCCGCTCACAAAGCTGCTCATCTTTCAAGACTGACTTATCAAACCTGACACCTTTCTTAGAGCCACCGGGAACGTCGCTGAGGGGGAAATCTAAATAATTCCAGATAAAAGGTGCGGTTGCATTTGCCGAAGTCGTAATGATTCCGTTTTTGTGGGTTCCCCCACGGGCGATAACTTTGCAAATACCACCGAATAGCCTTAAAAGGTTCTCAATACAAGGGTTCGCTAGATAGTCTGCAAGCCATACGTACACGCTTAGAAAGCCTTCATCATCTTCTTCTAGACCGAATACACCTGTAGAGATAACGGCTGTCTCAGAGCGTCTTCCTGCGGGGCGAATGTCTGAAAGGTCTACTAGGATACTTGCACCTTTTTGTGCAGCGTCAATAAAATCTATCCAAGATTGGCGGATAGAGTTCATGTCGTCTTCAACATTGATTAGAACGTCAACACTTTGACCATTCCATAAGCGCCCTTTGTTCTCTCCCATCTTTGCGCGATCTGGATGTTTTATCCCAATGTCAAACCACCACTTAAATACACTGGGTTTCCAATTATCTAGACAGTTGTTGGCTAGATGAATTTTTATTCCTGCATTGGTCTGAAGATACCAAGAAAGTGCAGGAAGTTCCTTCTTTAAATCCCCCTCGTAAACTCGCAGCATACACGATGGGGCTAAGGTTTTACGCTCTGGATGATAGAGAAAAGACTTTATTCGCCCTGTTGGTGCAATCGCTGGATGAGCTTTGATAAGTTGCTCTAGTTTTGGTGTTAGACGGGTCATTATTGGCTGTTGCTTGAATGATTTAAAACAAAATTATAGCGCATTTTAGAAGCTATATGATGTTAATCTTTTTTTATCCATACGGATCTAGCTAGATGGATTTTAAAACGTTAAGAGCAGCTTTTAAAGCTGAATATCCTGATCAAGAATCAGCATCTCAGGTCGATTTATTATTATTTCAACTTATTAAGGCTTTTAAAAACGAGACGATCAATGTCCCTGTAGAGTCTTCGTCGGGAGCATCTACTCTAACGGTGATGTCGCCTACAACAGGAGCACAACTTGTAAATGGTATCCCTGTAGAAATTATTGCCGTTTCACAATTTCCTCGTTTTGTGGGTCGAGTTGATTTTTATGCTAACAACATCAAAGTTGGTGAGGATCGAAACCCTCCCTATAGCATTACTTATACTCCGACTACCCTAGGGTCTTTAACTCTTAGAGCAACTGCTGTAAGCCAAGATGGTATAACCACAACTAACAGTGCTGATGTAGTCGTCACGGTAGTAGGAGTAGTAATACCTAATCAGCCCCCAATAGTCTCATTGGCTAATCCAGGCAGCGTTACTGCGGGTCAGACTGTTGTATTGTCGGCAACGGCTTCAGACCCAGATGGCACTATAAGCAAGGTGGAATTTTACCAAGGTTCAACAAAGATTGGTGAAGACACAAGTTCTCCTTATGGCGTTAACTGGACACCTTCTGCTGGTTCTTATGTCTTGACGGCAGTAGCCTTCGATAATCAAAATCTCAGCACTACTAGCGTCGCTAGAAACGTTACCGTATCGGAAACTGTTCAATCATATTCACCAGCTCTGGTTTTCTCTGATATTCGCAATTCAGGTTACAAGGCTTTAGTTTAAGGACATAGAAAAATGCCTATTACAGTTAAAGACGCTAATAATTCTAATCAATCTGTCAATCAATTAGGGGACTACACTCCGTCTGCTCCTTTCCCTGTTGCCGCCCTACCCCCTAATACGGCTGTAACTGGTACTCGTACAGTTACAACCGCAGGAACCCCCGTTAGCTTGGGTACAACAACAGGCCTTGTGTCAGGGGTAACGGTAAAGTCACTCGGTGCAAACACCCAAAGAGTTTTTTTAAGGGCTACTGGTTCATCATCAAGCTTTGAACTTAAACCCGGTGAAAGTACTATTTTATTCATTTCTACCTTGGCAATAATCACTGTTGATGCTGAAGTTAATGGTGAAGGTGTTACATTTCACGGGTCGTAAAACATGCCTCTTGCCCACATTACTAGACCTGCATCGCAAATCAACAATAAAAGTGTAAAACGTCTTGTTGCTAAAACTATCTATGTAGATAGCATAAATGGCAACAATATTAACAGTGGAGCGAGTCAGGCTTTACCTGTGCAAACACTATCAAAAGCCAATGAGCTTTTGATAAACAATACTATTGTCTATCTGAAAAAGGGTCAAACATACAGGGGCACTATTTTTGTCGATTTTGTCAACGGTTGTATTATTGACAGCTATGGAACAGGTAAGCACCCCATACTGGAGGGGACTGAGCCAATTAATAAGGCAAATTTTACCCTAACAAATGGGCAAACAAAAACTTACCAAGTGTCATGGAGTTTTCCCGACTCTCTTGTTACTAATTGCAGTGAGTTTGGGGCTAGAGTTTGGGAGACAAATGTAGGAATAGAAAAAGTATTAATCAAGAAAACTTCCATTGAAGACGTTGAATCCTCGCCTGGATCTTATTTTTCTGATTTAGGAAATAATACTGTTTATGTTCATCCGACTGATAGTACTAATCCAGTAACTAATAGTTTTACTTATGATGCTTGTGCTCATGCTGGCGGTATTCAAGGCTTAAGCAATAGCAGCAACGGAACTAGAGATAATATTGTCCGAAATATTCGAGTTCGGCGTCCAGGAGCCAATAACGGGGGGATTGTCCTAAGCCAAGAATGCTCTATCCTTAATTGTGCTGTTGAATGGGGTGGCAAACATCATGTTTTGTTGGGCAGTGGGACTATTGACACTCTCTACTGCTATAAGGGTGACGAAGCCATCAACCCTATTGTATTTTTTGAATCTAAAGCTTTTGTAGGAGGAACTAAAAGCCTAAAGTGTAGAAATATAAAAATAATAGATGTCGGAGATTCTCCTGGTGGAGTAATTTATTGTCACCTATTGACTGGTGAACGATATGAAACAACTCAGTTTGACGATTGTGTTATATCCCGTAACGGAAAAACAACGGGGTTTCATTGGGGCTCCTTGTTTGAAAGCAAAGAAATAATTTTTAACAACTGTTTGTCTATTGGTGGTCAAGCTGCTGTTGGACTAGATAGTAACCCAGACAAAATTGTAATGAATGGTTGCGAGATTATAGGGGCTGACAGAGGCATTCAGAGAAATGCTGTTTATACACCTGTTCAACAATTTATTTTTAATAATGGTGCCATAAAAGATTGTGGCTTTGCTTTTTATATTGTTGGTCAGATGGACTTAGAAGTAACAAATAGTGTTTTTCAAAACACAACTCCTTTCACTTTTCCTAATCATTTCAACAAAAGCTACTCTGTCAATAAATCTATTTTAAGAGGAAGACAAAACGAATTCGTCTATGATTTTTGGACTCAGCAAATAGATGGCACAAAAACAGGCGACTCTAACCTGTACGACACAAATGGTGTGAATCCAGATAGATTCTATCGTTTAGGCTTTGATGCTGGCCATAGTTTGACAGAGTGGAAAACTAACTATGGAATAGACTTAAACACTCAGATTGAAACACCTATAAAATGGCAAGGAAATCCTTCACTGCGACAATATCAATTAGCTAGTAATTCACTGGGATTTGCTTCAGGCGTAGGAATATTAAATACATTTACTCAAAAGTATCCAGGCTTAACTCCTGTACAAATTGAGACAACCATTAAAGCGGAGGCTGACGCATTGTAATGTTTCTTAATAAACACCGTGGAATGGTTGCCAGTAAAAAACCCATCCCGACAACGTCTTTAAACTTGCATTCTGATGTTATTGCTTATAGGGATAGAATAATAGCAAAAGGCAGTACAATATCTAACTCTGATCTGTCTGCATTGGATACTTGGGCAAGAACCATAATTGACGCCAATCTAAAAAGCTTGTTTCTTGCGTTTTATCCTTATGCTGGGAATGACTGGATTTCTGCAAGAGAAGCTCTGTGGGTTCCCAATGGTGCGCCTACTCAGTTAGCTCTTGTAGGTACTAATTTTACTTCGTCTAATTATACTCGAATCACTGGATTTGCAGGAGACGGTACACAAGGCTTTAGCACTGGGTTTTCCTTTAATGGTGCGTCAAATTGGAGCTATTCTGTTTATTTGCGAACCAGTGGGAATAATAGCGTACAAATAGGTACAGGTAGCGGTGATAGTGATTATTTAGCACAAAATTTTAGTGGAATAAGTTATTACTCTAATTCTAGTGGACACATTGACGGTACGTTTCAGGGGTGGTATACAGCACAATATTCTAATTTATTGCGTAATGGTGTTCTTTTACACACTAATACTAATGTAAATAGCGGCATTGTTGCTAGTAATCAAAATACATATATTCATGGGCGCAATAATCAAGGCGCTTTGTTTCAAGGAACCAATAGAAGCATAGGTTGCGTAGCTGTTAGTACTACTAAAACTCCTGCTCAAGATTTAACAATTTATAATGCAGTTCAGACCTTAATGACTGCTTTTGGTAGATCTGTATAGTATGCCTAGAGGTAACGTTAGTAAGCTTGAATATTTACGTCCAGAGATCATTGAAAAATATCTCTCAGGAAAAACGGGCGGTGAACTTGTTGCTGAGTACTCACAGATCCCACGCGCAACCGTCTACAGATGGCTCAAGGAAGTCAAAGATCTGACTGAGACGCCTACGAGACAACCACAGAGTGATGAAGCTTCTACGCCCACTGTGTCTCAATCTAAGGCTAGTCTCAGTCTTGTTACATTGCCTATGAGCGATAAAGTAGAAGATACTCTGCCTGACTTACAATACCTTAAACGTAAGCTCAGAAAAATTATTAATACTGATGGCGATTCGCTCAGCAAGAACGACAATATAAGAGTAAATGCTATAAGTTGCTACTTGAAGGTTGTTGTAATTGAACATGGCAATAAACAGATCGCCCTCGAAGATGAAGACGATCTACAAGAAGAGGAAATTGATTACAGTAAGTTATCCGATGAGGAATTGACGGACTTATATCATAAGAAGCTTAAGTCTATTTAGAAAGATGTCAGTAGTTATTGACAAACAAAAAATACTTTTAAACCGAATAAAGCTATTAGAAAAAGCGTCAAAAGACAAAAGTTTTCGACAGTTATTTAAAATAAAATGTTCTAGAGATATTATATTTTTTTGCAATAGTATTTGCTGCACTTACGACCCGCGCAAAAAACCTGCGATGATTCCTTTCATCCTCTTTCCAAAACAAGAGGAATATTTGCTATGGAGAAATGAAAGACGCGCCAAAAAAGAACATGGCTTAGTAGAGAAAAGCAGGGATGCTGGTCTCACATACCTCAACGTTCTCTCACAAACTCATGCATGGCTATTTGAGAGCGGTTATTCAGGACTATTGGCAAGTCGTAAGGAAATACTGGTGGATCGCCGTGGTGACCCCTCGTCTATCTTTGAGAAAATAAGAATCATTCTCAGATATCTACCAATCTGGATGTTGCCCGAGGATTTTAGATGGTCTGAACATGATAACTATATGCGTCTCATTAATCCTGAAAATGGAAATGTGATAACTGGGGAAGCAGGATCATCCATTGGGAGGGGAGGAAGATCTTCTGTAGTAGACCTAGATGAGTTTGCATTCCTTGAACATCCTGAACAAGTAGACGCCGCTGTATCACAAAATAGTGATTGTGTAATCTATACCTCAACTCCTAATGGGATAGGAAATCTGTTTTACAAAAAACGCCATAGTCACAGAATGCCAGTGTTCACTATGCGATGGACAGATCATCCTGAAAAAGATCAGCAATGGTATGACAAACAAGTCAGAACTCTTGACCCTATTGTATTAGCTCAAGAAGTAGACGTTGATTACACGGCGTCCGCAGAAGGAGTATACATATTAGCCAAGTGGGTGCAAGCTGCGATCGCCAATCCTCTCCCTATGCTCCCAATGTATGGTGAAAATGTGGCAGCAGTAGACGTTGCTGGCAGTGGACAAAATAAGACCGTATGGGGGGCACGTAAAGGCCCAGTAGTGTATCAGATCAGAGAGTGGCAAGGTAAAAACACTACTGAGTCTGGCTATGATGTGCGCGACCTGATGATTGAACATGAATGCACACATCTAACCTATGACGCCGATGGCATTGGCTCGCAGTTGTGCAATGCCTGGATAGGCGATAACTTACCTTTTAGTGTGTATCCCTTTCATGGCAATGGAACGCCCTCTGAGCGTGTCTGGGAGGGAGAAGACAAAACAAGTAAGCAGAAGTTCAGGAACGCACGGGCGGAGGCTTATGGTCTTATTCGTGAGAGGTTCAGGAAGACTTATGAGAACTTGCATGGCATAAAGTCCTATCCGGTTGAAGACTTGATTAGTATCCCTAATCACCCTACTCTCATTGCACAGTTAAGCGTCCCCAAGTATAAGAGGGACGCTAGTGGCAAATATTTGATCGAGTCTAAAGAAGATATGAGAAAGCGGGGTATAGATTCTTGTGACCACGCGGATTGTCTAGCCTACCTGTTTTCGCCAACAGAAAGTGCTATTGATGAGTTTGAAGCGTGGCTAAGCTAGAGAGTTTTACATCGGTGGATAATAGTTTGATTGTATTTCCTGAATATCCTTGATTGTTTCCACCTCTTCAACATAAGCATAATCTAATGTACAAAAAGGCTTTTGATTGTTTAGTAAGTCCTCATAGGTGTTTCCGTCATACGGTTTTGACTGAACACCAACAACCGTTCCTTCAGTGCTGACGTACAATACTTCGCCCGGATGATACCAAGTTAGATGGTGAATAACTTGATATTTTCTTACACTGTGGTTTTGTTTTACCCATTGCCAAACCCTATGAGCATCACCTGTGAACATAAGTTGTTCTCCTTTAAATATTGATCTTGCTCCCATTAGTCCTTTTTTTTCTACTGGAGGTTTTACACTGTAACCTAATTTAGCCAGCGTTTGATGTAGTGATAAGCTAGACATTATTGGAACTCCTTATGCTTTAGCGGTTAAATCAATTGCGCGGTACTGTCCGGTATAGATAGACTTCATCAATGAACCAGAGACGCTGTTGGCCCAGTACTCTACATGCCAAGGGGTCAGCTTATTTAGTGCGTTCTCAGCAGCTTTATGGGTTTTATAGACGTTAAAACATCCTCCTAATTTTGTTACTATTCCCCAGACTCTACTGCCTGTTTTCTTGTCCAACAGTTCCATCACTGTTAATTTGATAACGCTCTTACTTACGAATCTTGCACCCTTGCCAGCGACAACCACAAACCAGCATGTTGCCCACTCCTCGCACCGGATGATCCGGCTTGCTTCGATTTTCAGGTGTTGGGCGATCTGGTTTAGGGCGTTCATGGCTTTATCCTCGCTTGTGAATCCAGTCTAATCTTATTGTTATTCAATCGTCAATAGTTCAGGCAAAAGATTTTAACCGTAGTCGTACTATGTTCATATACGGCGTTAAGATACCAGTCTGTTGTTGAGTATAGGAGGGAGTCTAACGCCTTAGTGCAAGGTCTAAAAGTCTTGTCCTATATGACTTCGATGCTCAGCAACATCAAAAGGATCTTGAAGGAGATCCTCCAGGAGATAGGCACTAAAAAGCCGCCTTACTATAAGGCGGCTTTTTCAAAATTAACTTAGCTTACGTCATACTACGTTATTGGTTTTTCTCCAATACTTGGTTAGCCATACTTCAAACTTTAGATTTTCGTGCTCCACAATTATTGTCCCTGGTTCCGATGACTTACCTGACATAGATACATCTATAGCAAACCATTCATCATCATGTAGTCTGGCTGCTAACTTTGCGGCTTGATTCAGTAAGTCTTCAGTAATTTGTGGCATGGTCTTATCCTCATTTGCTTGTAAATCCAGTCTAATCTCTTTGTTATTAAATCGTCAACAATTCAAGCAAGAGATTTCACCCGTTGTCGTACTATGTTCATATAGGGCGTTAAGAACCCAGTTTGTTGTTGTGTATAGGAGGAAGTCTAACGCCTTGAAAGATAGGCTAAAAGTATTACTGTGTATGACTTCAACACTCAGCAACATCAAAAGGATCTTGAAGGCGATCCTCCAGCAGATAGGAACAAAAAAGCCGCCCTTTACGAGCGGTTTTTTTTACTTTAGATTGACGTATATCGGACTATAGTCTACCAGTGCTGTAGAGCTTAGTTAAGTGCTTATCTGCTTGATGCTGTAACTCGTTTCCTAACTCATCTCTCAGAGCTGTTATTTGCGCCTCTAGGGCTTCTACCTCTGCTAGCTTACGTTATAGTTCTGTCTGGGCTTGTGTGACTTGTGATTGAATCTGGAGGGCCTTGGTGAAGTCCACTGTAAGTACCTTTTCTCGCTTGCCTTACTAGCCTAATCTTACCGTTATATAAACGTCAATTATCCGAGCCAAAAGATTTATCCATACTCAGTACGAGTAGGTATACGGCGTTAAGAACCCTGGTTGTTTATGAGTATAGAAGGAAGTTTAACGCCTGTTTTTAGCGCCTAAAAGCTAATCACAGCAAGCCTTACAGCGTTCTTGTCCCTCAGATGATATTGGGGCTGATCCTCTGCTCAGCTTGGCTCCTAGAAGATAATACGAGTGGAGTACAAGAATTACCTAAAGACAATGGAATCAGAACACAAGCTCCATGTATGGCTAACAGCATTGATCGTTGTTTTTTTTATTGGGACTATGTATTTAGACTTGCAGCACACCGAAGCAAGGTTTAAGCAAGTAGCAGAGCAAGAAGAAAGATTACACGCAAACTACGTCACTCAGTGTGCTTTAGCAACTGAACACAACACAGCTTGGTGCGAAATGCGATGGATGGAAGTAATACACAATCCCGTGCCCTAACCTCACTATAATCCGACTACAGAGGCGTTAGTCAACCCTGTTGTGTATGAGTATAGAGGAGAGTCTAACGCCTGTTTTTTAGCCTCAAATCCAATCACAGCAAGCGTTACAGCGTTATTGTCCCTCAGATGATATTGGGGCTGATCCTCTGCTGAAAGAAACCTGACTTGTTATCACGTTCGATAATAGAAGATTGAATCTTACATTATCGAATAACCGTACGTTGGCGGCTGAAACCTATATACAGTAATCCTTTTCATGATTGTTACAAAATAGAAGGTTAAATCTTGCAATATGGACTACAATGTAAGAGTAGAGTAAAAAATCCAATGACTAGCACAGACATAGAATTTGTTCAACGCGGCGGTAAAAATAAAATCGATTCTCGTTTGCTAGCAAAAAATCTAGAAATAGACAGGCATAAGCAATGGCTTCAGGATCTAATTTTTTGCAATCCTGAGAACTTCATTGTTGATACGGGCGATGACATAGACATCGACTATCAAAAAAACAAGCGGGGCAAGCCAACCCGTTTCGTCTGGTTCACTGAGTCGCAATTCTACTACATCATATCGAAGTGTAATAACACACCACAAGTTACTAGGATTAAGGCCATGACAGCACAGAAGTTAGCCGAATTAAGAAACAAGTCTGGAGAAGTCCCTTGCTATAAGGCTGTCTGGGAACACAACACCAAGCGGTTATTAGTCAACAAAATAAATGATAAGGGATTGACCAATCCTGAAAAATACGTCTTTTATCACGAGAAAAACATTGAAAACAAGTTCTCTCCAGATGAGTACTTTACAAAGTTCCTGTCAACACTTGAGCGTGAGACAGGTTATGTATTGCCGTGGTCGTTTGCGTTTGATGAGGGGGAATGCTTACCAGTGCCACCTCAGTATTTTGAAAAGCTCAAGCAATACGACGACATCTCACGGCACGAAGATGAAGATGTTACCAATATGTGGGGAAATGAGGATTTACCGTTTATACCCTTTGCTTACTGCTCAGAACGGCAAGCTGCAAACTGCTGGATAAATGCACCAGATAATCTTATGGAGGTGTGGAATGAGTTTGTTGAGAAGGCTTGCAAGTGTGTTGACGCCTACAACGATCCGAACCGAAAGGAGAATTATGGACTACCAACACACAAGGAAGTAGAGGAGGGAACTTATCCGTGTCCACCTGAAGATCCTGATTTTGTTACACCGCCTCTCGCTGAGCTTCTAGAGGTATCCGAAAGACTTAATGAGATAAACGACAATCGGATTAAGATCCTGGGCTTTCAAGTCCATAAGGACTGGTTAGACTGGTTGTCTAGTGATGAGCAGATGGCTCAATCAATGCGAAAGTTCTATTTAGGTTCTGACCGCCCTGTTGTTTTCCGGGCTTATCGTCCTTATTGTGATTTTGAAGACAACCCACAAATTAGTAGTGACACATTTGTTATTGAGTATCCGCAATGGGCAACAGAAGTAGACGGTTACACTCTATCCCAGCGTTCTGATTATTATTTTTTAGACACAAAACCAAACCCAGATGCACCACTATTTCAGACTATTCGCCTTTACGACAACAAATACAAAGTCCTTTTTGACTGGTATCTATACTATCTCTGGTTGCCACAGCACTCTATGAAATTCTTTGAGCAATGCGATCCGGCTGGTTATCCTCAGTTGGCTAAAGTAGTACAAGATTTGTCACAAGACAGCCGATTACCCATGATGTTCGTTCAATCCGTACAGAAACAATTGACAGGCACGTAAGACTTCTGATCACCAGCTTGTCTTATACCTGTTCGACTATGAGACTTTTGACTTAGCTAACGTTCGAGCGGTGTGCAGCAAAGTAGGAATTGAAGTGATGCTGCACAAGTAAGACAAAATAATATTGAACAACAAAAAGCCGTCTAATGTTAGGCGGCTTTTTGTTCTGTGTGAGGATTTATTCGTTTATCCAGTTTTGACCGTTCCAGCGTTTTACATAGTTTTTGTTTTCATCTAGAATAAATTTCTCGCCAAAATAATGAAGCTTACCTTCTACAAGAAAGCGAGCGTAACCAGTAGAACCTCTTCTCGTTGTCTCATGGCCATCAAATTCTACTGTGTGTCCACATAAGAGCAGTTCTGCCATCCAGTCTTTGAATGTTCTACTAGAACCTAATACGCAGCCTTTAGAATTGGGAGTTCTTAAAATTACTCCTTCCACTTTTTTAGGTAAACTTTTACCCGCAGGATAATATTCGTGCTTAAATTTGAGTCCTTTATGAGTGGTCATAACTTCATCCTTTTGCTCGCTTGCTTACTTACTATCCTATTGAGTTGTTATGTAAAAGTCAATACTGTTGTGCCACCTCCCACAATCCCACCAATCAACCCGACCTGACAAGAGCGTTAGACTATCCTGCTTTTCTTGTGTATAAGGAAGGTCTAACGCCGCTCAAGACGTTGATATATGGTCATCTGAGGCTGATTATCCCCACAATGATCGAGGGTGAGATCATCACAGCAGCAATACGTCAGTTTACGCTTATTTACGTCTCTGCTAATTATAAAATGACGTTTATGTAACAATGATTCATACTGACCTATGTTAACCACAGGAATAATCAAATGAGCCTAGACGTTTATCTGAAATCTGCTCAACCAATTACTAAGAAATCTACAGGCATCTTTATCCGGCAAGAAGGCAGTACAAAAGAAGTCACTGTGGAAGAGTGGAATAGTCTTAACCCGGACAGGGCGATCACTGTAGGAGACATTGAAGAATCAGAATACGAGTCTGAATACGTCTATGAAGCAAACATCACTCACAACATGGGGGTAATGGCAGGTGAGTGTGGTGTTTATGAGGTTGTATGGCATCCTAACGCCTATGGCATTACAACTGCTCAACAACTTATACAACCGCTCACAGAGGCCATCAAAAAGCTCAAAGCCGATCCTGAATATTACGAGCAATTCAATCCACCAAACAAGTGGGGTAACTATAAGGCCTTGCTACTGTTTCTTGAGAATTACCTGGAAGCTTGCAAAGAAAATCCTGATGCTTTAGTGAGCGTATCACGATAAAAATCCTTTGTTGTAACAAGTCCAAAGACGCCTCTTTTTTTAGGCGTTTTTTTTTGCGTTAGACCACCTCTGTGGATTTGAGTATAGAACAGGGTTTAACGTCGCCTATAAGCCCTACTATATAAGCGTTTGAACCTTATTATCCTCGCTATGTTCCGAGTCTAGATCCTCAACAGCACCACCAGTTTAAAAGGGCGTAAAATAGGTTAAACCCTATTGCATCCCATCATGACCGCAACCAACACCGACGCTCTCATTGCTCGCCTAGAAGCTGAAAATGAAGCCTTGAGATTGGATGGTATCCTCAAGAACCTTGCCAGCAAGATAGGGGTAATAGGAGCTGATCCACGAACCGCCGCCACATTTGGCACAACAGAAACTCCTACTCTACAAGAAATTGATGAGTGGTTCGAGTCAGACAAATTCTTTGCCAAACTTATAGAAGACTTGCCCCGATTAGAATCCAAGAAGTGGGCCATTATCAGCGTTACTCACGATCGTGATACTGGAGACATGACTCAAGCCTTACAAAAACTTATAGACAGTACTGCTCCTATTTTTACTACTGCTCGCATCACAGCCAGAAAATATGGTGGATCTGCAATAGTTCTAGCAGCAAACGACGGCGTCGAAGATACAACTCAACCTATAAGAAAAGAGACACTCAAGAGTATTCGGTTAGTAGGAGTGCGTGAAGCTGGTATAAGCCAACAGATTATGGCTAGAGAGTGGGGAACAGATCCCATGAGCGAATATTATAATCAGCCAACACTCTATCAGTTCTCAGATCCAGGTATGACATTAGTACATCCCGATCGCCTTCTATTGTTTAAGAGTGTCGATGTGGGCGATCGCAGAAGCAGGGAAGCTTATAACGGTTTCTCTGTGCCACTGCTTAAGCGCTGTAAGAACGAGTTGGTAAACTATAGAGGAGCACTTGATACTATAGCCACAGCACTGCTCAGCTTCAATAGATTAGTGGTTAAGCTCAAGAACTTAGTCGCTTTACTGGATGCCAAGAAGCAAAAAGAGATAGAAGCACGTCTACAACTTTACCAATACACTGCTGGTGTAATGAGCGCTTATGTAGGCGATCCTGAAGATGTGATTGAGTATCTTAACAGAAGCTTTGTCGGAGTCAACGAGATGTTGCAATGGATGAAGCTTGACCTAGGAGCCTGTGCTGATGAACCTCACACCACATTTTTCAACGAGTCACCTTCTGGCAATACTTCTGGTACTGATCAAAAAAACAACCTTAATAATATTGTTGCAACAAGTCAAGAATTACATATTAGAACGCCTCTAGAGAAGCTTATAGATTTGTGGTGCCACTGTAAGGAGTCACCAACAAAGGGTATTCCGCCAAAATCTTATGAGCTGACATTCCCAGTGGTCTATGAACTTAACGAGACAGAACGTGCAGCGTTGAAGAAGACTGAGGCAGAGACTTATGCCCTACTTCTCAAAGGCAATGGACAAGAGGGAGTGGTCAATCCTATAGAGGTTGCAGAAGCTATCTCTAGGGATGTTCCCCTTGCATCAACAATTGACCTAGAAGCGCGTCTGAGGGCTAAAGCAGAGTTTGAGCAAGAAGGAATGGTATTGAGTCAAGAATCGCCTTAAAAATCAAAAGCAATATCTTCTTTCTCTTCAATCGTCACATTGACAGAACCGCTCGCACTGCGGATGACTCCATCTTTCTTTACCTGAACTTGTCCTACTCGATCTCGATTGTTATCCGCAAAAGTAAAACGTATCTCATACTTGTTTGGGATTTTTCTACCGTCTCCTGGTGTTCTAAATTGTTTCTTGCATTTTCTATTACCACACAACCACTTCAGCTCGTCTTCTGTGTTGCCAATTTGTCTAGCTTTATAAACCTTGCAGTGAGGGCATTTGGGTCTATAAGCTTTGTAATATTCTTTCTTATACTTGCGTTGCAGGCGTAATCGTTGGGACTTTGTGCTGCCCAGCTTATCTTCTATTCGAGTTAGCTGCATTGTCACATGGTTAGAAGTTTTAATGCCAAGCTCAGCTAGGATAACACTTGTTTCTTGTGGCTCTATACCGACGCCATAGTAACGAGCGAATATTTCCACCTGTTGGGGGCTTCCTTCGTTCTGGAGACGTTCCAGGGTTATATCTGGATACAGTTTATCCCTGTATTGTTTTCTAAATGGGAGGGGGACACCAGAGCGCAAAGGGTCAAGCACGGCAACAAGTCTTGTAACAGTATGACCCATTATGACATAGCGTTAGACTAGTGGTCTGAATTTGAGTATAGAGGAGAGTTCAATGCAAGCTGTAATGCTTATGGGGTATGGGATTGAGGTTGATTGTTGTGTAAAGGGTGTTGAGGGAGATCCTCTGTCAAAATGGGTGAGTGGTCAGGCATTTTGCTATAATTAGGGCAGAACATATATTGTGATTAGCCCTGCTCGTGACAGGTCTTAAGCGCCTCTCTAAAAAGGGAGGTTGTTTTTTATGACACAGATAAAGTTGAAAACGAATTAGAAGGTCGTAGAATTTTGGTAGTTGCAGGGCTGTTATCTTTCATTGTTTGAACCTCTCTCCACCAACTCAATACCCATAGTGGCTAAAGGGTCTAGGCTTTTTTAGCCTGTTTTCCCGCCAACTACTTTGTCAAGTAAATCCCTCAAGCTTGAGCGAGGTACGCCGCAAAAACGTGCTAATGCAGAGATGCTCATTCCCGCATTTACCGTCTTTTGTACTTACAAAAGCAAAAACCGTCTTGCTCGTTTACTGCTACAATGTTGCTAGTCATAACGACGTTTCCTTGTGTGTTGTTGTGGCGCACTGCCTGATAAGAAGCGACTGCAATCGCTTTGGCAGTGTTACTATTATATCATGAAAGCCACTCGAAAAGGTGGCTTTTGTGCTTTATATGTGTAATCCAATATGACACAAACTAACACTGATTCAGAACCATTCCGCAAACAGGGAAAGATTCTAGACTCATCCGAACTCAATCTAATAGCGGATACCAGTAGCGAAGCTGTGGAAAGTGCGATCGCCTCATTGCGACGTTCTAGTATGGTGAAGACTGCCGACTTGATAGAGGCAAAGTCTGCTAATGGCTGAGTATTCTTACGACTCTCGTTCTAATCGTTATCGGAACCTACAAACGGGGCGTTATATCCCGAAGACTCAAGTAGACGCTCTTATAAGAAAACGCATAGCTCAGATTGAATCTGACCTTCAGACTGTTGGCAACCTATTAGAGTCCGACCGTATAAGTCTTGAGACGTGGCAACGCACCACAGCTTATACTATCCGGGAACTTCACCTTCAGTCTTATCTACTGGCGCGTGGTGGCAAAGCTCAAATGACACCGGAAGATTATCTGGTGGTTGCTCGCGAGCTTAAGAAACAATATGGTTACCTAAGGGTCTTTGCTGAAGACATCAACAGAGGGTACAGTATCGACTCCAAGGGGCGTGAAGTACCAATGACAGTGGGACGGTTTCATGCAAGACTCAAACTTTACGCCAAGAGCGGTAGAGCAGCAGCAATACTGGCTGAGCAACAAATACACAAGACTCGTGGTAGTGTGGCCATGAGTCGCCACCTAGGGGCGACTGATAAGCATTGTGCCTCATGTTTGCGTTATGCTTCTGCGGGAGTTCAGCCTGTGGGTTTGTTGCCTATGCCTTGCCAACAATGTGAATGTGGTAACAATTGTTTGTGTAGTGTTCAGTGGTATGGCGTTGATGATTTGCAACGTTTGACATTGCAAACTGGCACATAGTAGCTCTGTTGATAGCGGCGTCAAAGCACGGGTGTGTTTGTAGAGTACAGAGTAGTTTTAACGCCTGCTGTAATGCTTATCTGGTAAGGCTTTGAGGCAAGTTTATCATTAGATGTTCAAAGCCCCGATCCTTTGCTCGAAAGCAAAAGCTTATGGTATGTGACAGTTGTTGATTGACGTTTTAATAACAGTTGAGCAACAATAGAGAAAAGCGAGCGAAAGGAGACGGGGCTTTAGCCCCCTGAATATTATGAACTTTGATAAAGCTGTAGAAGCCTTCAAGAATAACCCATCTGCTGAAAATGCGTGGGAGCTGCAAAAAGCAATGGTGGTATACTCAGCAGAATTCAGCGAACCCATAAAAGATAAGAAGGTTGTTAAAACTCGCAAAGTAACCAAAACAGCAAAAACAGCAGGTCTTAAGACTCGCAAAGGCGGCAAGTGGGATAAACTTTTTAAAGAAGTGCAAGAATTGTTTGCCGCCTTTGATTGGTCATTGATTCTTTATAAGTCTAATGAAAACATTGAAGCTTGGAAAGTTTTAACCAAAGATGGAAATCAAGCCATACTTTACCTTAGTTCAGATGGTTTTAGTATGGGAGGAAAGAAAGCAGGCGATGTTCTAACAGGAGAGTTTGAGGGGTACGACGACATGGATCGTTTCAATGACTTCCTAGTGTCAAACGATATAGAAATAGACGAATAACAAGTTGCAAACAAAAAGCCCCGCTAATATATTAGCGGGGCTTTTTCATAGTCGCAAGTTACTAAGGAAATATTAGGCAAGTGATTCGACTTCTATCTTATCAAATTCTACTGATCCTGCATCAGCTATTCTCCACTTATATTGTGGATATGAACTACTTTTGCGGCTTTCGCTTGATACCATTTGTACATTGTAGAATCCGGGCTTAACGTCAATCTGGTCTTTTGGCTTGCCTTGTTCTATCCCGTACTGTTGAACTGTGCCATTAAGCGCTGTCATGATAAGCATCCCAGTAAACGGGTCATCGTCACTTTTTAGAATGCCAGTAAGCTTAGCCATTATTCTGATCCTTTGCGCTTCACTGAAACGTTACCGGGTGCGACTTCTTGCTCGGTAGCAGGGGGCTGGCTTGCAACTGTAGGATCGCTTGATGGGGTTGTAGCTTCATTAGCGGGAACCGTCTCTTTTGGTGCAGGCACTTGTGTTTCCACTGCTTTCTGGTCTACTGGTTCGCCTTTAAGGCTGCTTAGGATGTCTTTCAGTTCAACTTCAGGTTGATCGGGCACGATCGCAACATCAAATTGTGGCTCTTTGCCTGACTCAATCCACTCTACGCTGTAGCGTCCAGGGGGCAGTTCAATAGGTTCAACTTTTGGAGAACCTTCTTCTACTTCGATGACAGAACGCTCTCCGCCACTATTTACATAACAAAAATATCCCGTGAAGGGTTTACCCTCTTGGGGGCTAAAAGGTCTTGTTGTAACAATAGCCATTTTTCTGTATTCCTAAACAATTGTGGAAAATGTTATTTTACTTCCTATTAGGTTAGATGCGATAGTGCCACCGGATAGATAAGCAGAGGATCAGGGTTGTGAACATACTAAGGACAAACACATTCAAAGCCTTGCTGGATAAGCGTTTTGTGCGGCGTTAGACCTTCTTTATACACAAGAAACAACTGGACTGTCTAACGCTGTTTTTCGGACGCTCCTTGACGTGTTATAAAAGTGTCAGTATATTGGTAGCTGTACTGAGTAAATTTAAACATGAGAACAGTTGTTGCAACATTGTTAATCATTGGGTTAGTAATTCCGGCTTTTGCGGCAGAGTCTCCTAATCCGGGATGTGGTCGTAGAGATGGGGCATCGGATTGTCCAGCGCCTAAATAGGCGGCTTTACTATTCGCTAAAAGATTAAGCTACTGTTATCAAACCTGTCGGCTCTAACATCTCAGGTACCCATAACACAGCACTTATAGAGATAGTACCATCGGGTTGCGGATCGATTGTACTGATCCGATAGGTGCGCTTCTGAGAAGCTTGCTTCGTAATTACTATATAATCCCCTGTTCGGTTTTCACCAGGGCCTTGCAGAGGGCCAGGGAGTCCATATACTCTTAAAAACACTTGGTCACCCGAAAGATAAGCATTTACAGGCACGTTAAGTTGCATCCCCCCGTCACCTAGTCTAAAAATACTCGCCTCATAGCCCAACAAATACTCAACGCCTATTTTTACAGGTGCAGAGAGCAAAATGTCACAAACAACCCCCCCGTTATAAGTTTCTGTAAGTGTAGTAACGCTTTGAACAAAACCACTACAATCTTTTTCAAATTCTGTGAGTAAATGTTGAACAATAATCAAGTCTCCAGGCTGTAAATATGCCCCCTGTAACCCCGTCTTAAAGGTTATTGCTCTATCTTGTAGCAAGCGAGTCTTGAGGTAGACTTGTCCTACCTTTTCAGCTTGGTAGAAATTGGTCACGGAGTCGAGATTAAGACTTTCTTCTACCACTGGCACTTCACCGTTATAGGCCGCCATAGTTTGAATAGTTAGAGTGGCGGTGTTAAAATTTGCATCACTACCATCTTTATAAGAAACAATCAGTGTGTTCAGGTCTTGAGATTCCCCAAATTCTTCTGAGAAAGAACCCTCTATTATATTGCTCGCATTGAATAAGCCACGCTTAGGCTGGTCGGGTCTTTCGGGTATTAGTGCAAAGCGTCCACCAATACGACTAGGAAAAAGAAGAGAACCTAAGCTTTCTCTTGTAGCCCACTGTGACCAAGCAACGGGTTCAGTTATCTGTCCGTCCCAAAAGAATTGGCGACCAATGCAATAAATTTTAGACTCCATGATGCTGTTGTAATCTACAAAGAAGTCAGCATCTATGAAATTGCCTAGACCACCATCAAAACTTGTGAGTGTGTCTACGTATATGTCAGGAAAATAATTAGAGCAGCCATAATGATAAATTAAGAACCGATCACCTGGCTCCCAATTGCAAGACTGGGCGGTAACTATGTGAGCAGGGTTAACTCCTGTATAACCAGTGATAGTAGACTCTGTTCGTTTGTCTAAGTTTCGCAAAATAAACCCAACCTGAAGACAATTGGGTAGAGGGATAATAGCACTAATATATCCTGCATTATCAAACATTATGTTGTCTTGAGAGCCTGGTGCTGCAATGTAGGAACCCCCTATTACTTTCATGTTAGAACGTGCTTGACGCACCAGCATTTTCATATTGGGAGTCCCCTGTAACTGAGCGGAAGCTGTTGCTATAAGTCCTACCATTGGCATATTGGGATAACCTACAACAGACAACTGACCGATAGCACTCGGATATACTATCTCGTTGACGCTGGTGATCTGACAGGGAGCACCTCCTTGCGCAGCCCATTGAGTGCGTTCTTTGTAGTCATTATTTGCTCTAACATTTTCAGTAATGCCCCCCTCCATTGAGAGTACCCAGCCTGTCCCAACTGGATAAGAACGGATAACTCCGTCATCCCTCAATGCATAACTTAAATCATTGGTGGGTTGTTCTTCTTGTGTTATGGTGCGTAGTTCTAGTTTGTATTTTCCGAGGGGTAAGTTTGCTATTGAAAAAGTACGGCGTAAGTTAGTACGAGTTTTTGATTTAATGTGAATGCGAGCAAGCTTAATAGGGACTCCGCTTGGAAGCTGCGTGAGATAAATATCCCACACGTTAGCTAGATCGACAGTTTCAATATTTTTGTCTTCGTCTTGTTTGCTTGCCCAGTACTGGGCATTTAGATTAACTTGAATCTCGTTAATACGTTTTGTAGTAGTGTATTTTACATCCCATACAGCATAAATGGGTAGGTTGTCAACCTGGTTAATAACTTTATCTGCAACTACTGAAGTACTGGTTTTGGCAACAACCCGAAAACTTACCCCATTATGCCGATACTGGTCAGCAGGGCTGAACGCAGGGACATCCTCTTCTTTCAAGACAATGGTGCTGCTGTTTGCATTGGCTTCAATTGTTACGCGGCTGTCTAGACCCATCTGATTCTGAGCACCAGGACTAATAGCTTGTGAGTAGTAGGGGAATTCTGGAAATGAGCCTTGATTAGGTGTGCCAAGAGAAGTTTTCGTGACAATATCCGCTACAAAAAAGTTATCACGTGGTTGATCATTAATGGTTATTTTGTTCTCGTCAATTGCGCCTATCTTCCCATAGCCCAAAACTGATAACTGATAAAGCTTCTGGTTGCCCATGCGGGTTTCTACACGACTGTTAACAACAAACCCCGCAGTAAGAACGCCGCCTGTGGGATTCAAGTCTCTATTTCCATATAAGAGAGGGATAGGCCCACCAATGCTTGGTAGAGAAGCGACACTATCAAAGCCATAAGCTTGAGCAGGTGTTTTCTCTTCCTCTTCTTTCTTGCCCTTAGAGCCAAACAACCGGAACCCGATCGCCGCACCCATAAGTGCCCCCACAATCCCGCCGACGCCCAACAATGGCGCAGCAAAGAACCCAATAGCAGCAAACGCAAGTATTGCTAGTACCTTGCCATTCTGAACGTCGTAAAATACTGCATTTGGATCATTTGCTAGTTTGTTTAAAGTACGTTGCCTTAAGTCATGATGAAATATTGCAAGCTCTTGTAAATCTTCAGGCGTTAACTTGACGTTGTGACGCTCCTGGAGATAAGCGAGAAAATCGTAGTCTTGGGGAAGCATAAGGTAGAGGGTGAGATGATCTACTATGCTATCGTTTACGTCACTTCCGGCGCGTTAGGTAGCAGAGGATCGAAGCTTCGATCCTTTTGAGGACAAAGTAGCTGAAAGCCATACACATCAAAACTTTGAGGCTTTATATTATGGCGTTAGACCCGTCTCTATACTCATAATCACACCTGTTTGTTAACGCTGCTTGTCTGGGTTATATGTCCTGTTATAACAATACTAAAAAATATATATCCTTGTTTTCTTTGCTAAGGCATATTGTCTACTTAGTGGCACAATATGAAACATTCTTTAACATTTTATGAATCGCTAAAAGCCTTACTCCACAAGGCTTCTAGAAATAGAGCGATATCGTCTACCCAACTCGACGATATTTAAGAAAATAAAGCCATAGTCGATTAACAAAAGGATCAACCCCAATATCCTTTAGATGTCCTGAGCTGTCAAACCCTTACGGCATAATGCGTTCAGCCCTCGATAACGGGCGTTAAACTCTCCTCTATACTCATACACAACAGGGGGTTCTAACGCCGTTATCCTGTGCTTGTCCGAAAGTATTGACGTGTTATAAAAACGTCAATAGAATGGGAAGCAAGCGAGAAATAAGGATAATGTCATGGCTTCTAATAATAACTTCAAGGCAGACTACGACTTACTGCGTGTAAAGAAGCCTGAGTATGATGTGTTGCGGATCATGCTCAAAGATGGGCAGATAGTCAGACCTGAATCAATCGATCGTCAAGACTTGTTTGAAGGCAACGTTGAAGTTCACTGGAACGGGCGGATACAGTATGATGCCGTTGAGCTAGAAGAATTGCGAGACAGCATTATTGCAATCGGTATTTTAGAAGACATCAGCGGGTTCTATAAGCTTGATAAAGATGGTCAGAAAGTCTTGGTTATTACAGATGGTCATCGCAGGTTGTTTGCGACTGCGTGGGCGCGTGAGTTAGGGCACCCTATAGCCAAGCTACCCGTTAAGCCTGACAAGCTAGAAAAAGGAATGGGTGAGGAGTATTACTTACTCACTCAGTTAAAAACGAACAATGGAACTAAAGTTCCTCTCACCATGCTTGAGCAGGGCTTGGTGGTTAAGCGCTTTCTCGCTTATGGTCATGACATGGATGAGATAGTCGAGCAAACTGGAATCAAGAAACCTCACTTAGAGAATTGCTTGGCGCTCGCCAATACACCCGGTGGAATCAAGCAGCTTATCAAGGATGGCGTTATAGCGCCAACAACAATAATTAACGCTATCAATACGGACAAGGCTGAATATCGCGACGTGTTGGATGAGGCTTTAGAGATTGCTGAGCAAGAAGCCACACAGAACGGTAAGGACAAAGTTAAAGTCACAAGCACACACGTCAAGAAGGCCCGTGAGAAGCGACAAGCTCAAGAGATGTCTGTCGCTGAACAAGCAAAGCTTCTGGAGGATGTCAAACACATAGACTGGGAAGCCTTGCCGCCTTCAGTTCTCTTGAAGGTTAATGAGATCGTCAGGAAACATTGGGAGAAGAAATAAACCAAACCGACTCAACACAAGCATAAACCCGTCGATGGAGTGGCTCTCGGGCTGCTCCCTTTTCATTTGCATAGATAACCCACAGTTCCTCTCCTTCCTGATAAGCCATTCCCAGGTTCGCCTCTTTGCCTATTCGCAGACATAACAAGTCGCCATGCTGTATCTGTCCTATTCGTGGCTGACAATACCTCTCTAGCAGCTCTGCGACCAAATTAGGCGGGTGGGATTCTACTGTAGGGTATTGCTCATAAACCCAGTCAAGATTTGGGAGGGGCGGGAGTTGAAGGCGAGCGCGTTCCTGGATTACGATGCTGAGGCAGTCGTTATGTTTGCGTTGAAACTTGCTCATGATAAAGTAAAGGAAATGTCATTGTTTTTGTATGAAATTAGATTTAACCGACTTTGATCTTGGGTGCGAAGATTCAAGCATAGAAGCTTCAAAAAACTTTCGTAGATGGAGTGGGGTTTCTTACGTTAGTCATGATTCTGAAAAACTTACTGTGCGAGTCCATTATGTTGAAATGATTATGGGTCACAGAGACCATGACAGCTATGTTACGGATTTAGACAGAAAAAGATTGCCTTATAAGTTGCAGCAGATTCTTTTAGACATGGACAATCAGAACTTATGCAATCCTTCAGTGCCTTCTGATTGACGCCTCTTAGTCCGATTGTTGAGAACTCCTAACGCCTGAGTTAGTAGTTCGATCGCCTCTTGATTCTTGGACACTTTGCTACTGTGTTCTGATAAGCCGCTAGGCGATCTCTCACGACGTCTATGATAGTTTCTACAAACGCACCATTAACATCGTTCTCAGGCTCTCTGATTGCGCCATTCTGCCAGCTTATACAAAAGCCTGTACCGTAACTTGTCCCACCGCTGATGATTTCCTTACCATCTTCTGTTCTGGTGGTAAAATGAGAAGATTCATATTTGCCTAGCATATTATTTACGTTTTGATAGAATTCTGTGAGATAATAAAAAGTGGGGTTACGGATTGCGACATCCACCCCTTTAACCCTTAGACTACAAGGATCAACATGAATATTGTATCAGTAATCCGTGTCTCTATCAAGCTCGGTGAAATTCCATTAAATGCTTACCGAGTAACAAGAGACGATGAAAGCTTTGTTGACTTGCTGGCAGGAAAAACCGTAAGCAGTGCCATCGGTGAGCATGATTCAACCCTGCCGCGTTCAATGGGGGTAAAATCTCTCAAAGACTTACCACACAAGGACAAGAGCTTGCCGCATCGAATAAAGGCAGAAAGCGGAGAAAGCTTTACTCCGATATCTGTAAAAGATGCTGTAATTTATTGGGGCAAAATGGCTGAAAAGAAAAATCAGCTAGCTATCTCAATATTGGTTGCTTCAGCCATTGAAAGCATCGAAAGACGGATTGACGCTGTTATTCAGGCAGACAAGAAACCAGAAGTTGCTCAATCTATCAAAGAAGAGATAGATGATCTAAATTTTGCGTTTGACGGAAATATGAAGGAATGGATCGAGAAACGGGCTTACTCGATGTCGATGCACCCCTGGTTTCAACAGCACTGTATAGCAAACCATTATCCAGCATGGGATGTGCATAACGCTATGACAGTCGCCATATTCAATCAGACAGCAGAACAAGCGCGTCAAAAGCCTCTGGTTGTAGAGGGGCTAGACGCAAGAATAGGACTTAATCACCAAGAAGATCCAGAAGGTCAAGAACTTTTAGCAAGAGTTAAGCGTAAATTCTGCTTACTGAAGGCTGGTACTTGGCAAGAGAAAGTCAGTAAAGCCGTGAAACTATGTTCTAATTAAGGAATACTAGGAAACTGCGATTAGCCCGGTAATAACTACTGGGCTTTTTGTTTGACATTCCATTGACGCTTTGATAACATAGTAAAAAGCGAGCAATTAAGAGACAAGAATCCTATGCCCTTTAATTATCCTGATGCTTTAAAGTCGATAGGTGCTTCCATGCTGGTGGAAGGAGCGGAACAATACACGCCTGAGATGATTTTTCTAAGAGGTGCTGTAAATTGTTTGAACTGTATGGGCGGGCCAAATTACAATCCAGGGACAACATCAATTCTCAATCGGGTGTTTGATGAAGAAAGTCCTAAAGAAGCTGTAAGGTTTTTGTGCATTGTCAAAAAGATTTCTTGGACTCATCGAGATCAAAATATTGATTACAGGTTTTTTTGGAACTTGTTTAAAGAACGCCAAGAAGACTTATCCGAGTTTAAGAAAGCGCTTAGAGGCTATGTCCGTGATGACAGAGATTTTTCTAATGTGATACCTGAACGTCTCCAAAACCTTTGCTGACCTCTAAGCCCCCTTAACTACACAATATATTAGCCGCCCAGTTAAGGCGGCTTTTTATTTTGACATTTGGGTGACGTTTTGATAAGATATTACAGCAAGCAAGTTAAAGGCACATTTTCATGACTGAATCCGAGAAGCTTTTCGATTACTATTACAGTGCTAAGCAGGCGGCTAGCTTTGGTCGGATGTGTAATAAGGTTAGGGGGCTAGATTACACAGAGGCAGTTGAAACAGGAGGTGTTCCTACAAGCAACTTTGACGACTTGATATGTATAGCAAGAGGCGTCAGTATTCAAGAATGTAGTTTCATTAAAAAACCGCTGCCGACTATGACAGGCTATCAATCTCCAACATACTTGAATCGGTCATTTAATTTTAATAACTTGAGAGATTATTAAATGACGCCGTTGTTCTCTTGTTGAAGCTAATTGACTAACAACCCTCTCAATTCAATTAATCATAAATAAGACCCATTCTAGCTCTAGAGTGGGTTTTATTGTACTTGCACTTGAGTGCTTCTTGGCACTTCTGGCACCAAGCCAGGGATATCAATCCGACCGTTGCCAGTACCCGTCCTAAAATAAACGCTGGGAAACACAGCCTCAACGGCGCTAAAGGGCGATTGAAGGTCTATTGATATCTCTGCACCCTCAAACCTGCTAGACTTCACCACAAGCATATCCCTGATGGGGGAAGCATTAGGATTGTCGGGAAATACTTGGATCACCACAACGATTGCCTTTCTGAACCCGTCATTATTCCATACGTACTCGTTGATGGGTGGGATATTAGGAAGAATGACCGATGCACTAGTATTCTCTAGTTCTAGGGTACGTTGAGAGCCTGAGTAAAATACAGGGGCGTAGCTGTAAGTCTTGCCGTTGAAGATATAATCGAGGCCAGCTTGGAAGTTCTGATAAAAAAGATCAATCCCTGACAGAAGATGTACTTCTATCAGGGTTGCTTTGCTGACGCTAGTTTTAAGGTGTTCGAGTACCATTGCAGAAGCTTTAGGGGCACTCTCTATTTTAGGTGCTGGCTACCTCCTTGTGAGCAAGAGCAACATCTAGTGCGTGAGTCAGTCTATAAAGACGTTGCCATTCTTTAATGTCGTCCTTGGTTGCTGCCTTTTTGCGAGCATCTTGAAATATTGCTGATGCGATCTGATTAGCCTTAAGTATTTTGCTTTTGCTCATTGTTTGATTTTCCTTAACTTCTAGTATGTTATCAAAACGTCAAAGAATTGTCAAGTAATTGGATAAGGTACGCTTACTGTATAGTCTTCAGTCGTTCCAATGGCTCTCCCTTTTGATTCTGCTACTATCCAAGCTCAACTTGCACAGGCTCGCATTTTCCTGGACACTTACACCCGATCGTCCTTCCCCTTTCTTATTAATGCCCAGAATGTCATAAGGAATAACTTTCATTCTTTGCTCGCAGGTGGTAGAGGTGGGTATTTTTGGGATAGTGCTGGCCCAACAGAAGGTCAGGCTCTTATAGCTAAGGCTTGCTTCTTAGCTTTCAAAGCTAGTGGCGATCAAGCGTGGCGCGAAAAAGGTTTAGCCACAAGTCAAGCATTAGTAGACTACTTTTACTTAGACCCGATACCCACCGCACCCTCTAGCCCTGCTGATACTCCCTGGTTATCTCATTGGCTCATCAACAGTGGGCCTGATCCAGTACCTTCTAAGGGATTGCCACAGGATAACCCTTTTGAGATGGGGCATTTTTTCGAGGAAGTCACTTTCACCAATGGAGTTGCAACACTCACTCCAATGCTTGCAGACCTCTATAAGGTTGCAACGCTTGGGAGTGAACCAGCGTTCAGGTCAGTATTTGCACCGCTGAAAAGTGGCTCGCTTTATGCTTTTGATTACTGGGTTTCTAACCTTTCTTTAGCTGGTAATACTTATCGTGTTTACGTTGATACAGCTCAAGCCGGGGGGCGTGCTCCAACCTTAACCAATGAACCCGCTGGCACTATAAAACTCGCAACCACTTATACGGGTCAAGCTTTGGTGACTTATTCAACTTATCGTCCTGATATTCCCATTGGGGTGAATAAGTTAGGTGAACCTTATCCAATGTGGTATCCAATTGAACGCCCAAATCTACCTACATACATGGGCACGGCGTGGGATGCTATTTGGTGGTCTTATGATGCCTTCAAAGAGGCGTACAACCTCACCAATGATGACAAATGGCGCAGAGCTGCTGATGCGACAAAGTTTACGGCTATCCAATGTGCGTCTGTTGACAATCCAAGTTTCTACTATCCAAAGTCGGCTGATGTTAATCCGTTCTCATATCCCGGCACCCAACTTGTAACTGCAAACAACCGCTCTCTTGCTACAGCCGAAAGAATCACAAGCGGACTTAAAGAACAATGGCTACAAGTAACAGCACCAGAAGCAGATGACCCAGACGTCGATCCTGATTTTCTTTATCCTAGCTATGAGGTTCAGAACTTCATCGTTGTTACAGCTTTTGATGTTGTGACAACAACCATTCTAGTAGAATGTGCTCATTCTGATGGAGGATTACAAAGTGGCTTTGTATATGATGGCGTTCTTGAAATAGTATTATCAACTGCTGCCAATTCTTTGGACTTAAGTCAACAATATAAATGTCCGTTGGTATGTCCAGCAGCAAGTGAAATTCTTACCAAGACTCTTATTCGTACTGACTTTATACGATGGTCTACTATTCGCAATGTTTGGTGGTCTACTTGTGCTGACGACCCCATTTATACTTATTCTGGTGGAGGGGATACGATTGTCAAGTCTGTGCAACAAGAGATTATCAATGGCAACACTGCATTAATTTGGCAGATAATAATAAATCATGATAGCTCGGGTGGGTTTGCTGGTTTTGGATTTCCTTTGATTCACGCTCAAACGGCTGAACCTCCTGGATTCTTTTATGCTCAGACGGGCAATACTGCCATAAAACTTAATGATGCAAATAACAAAGAATTCTTCTGTAATTTACCTGATACAGGTGGAAATTGGGTTTACTTTAAACCATCCTGGAATCAGTTTTCTAATGTAGACGACCATGAGCCGCAAGGGGCACTTACAAATATTCAAATAGCAGCAAGAGACAATAACAGTACTACTAAAATCTGGTACGTGGGCGATCCGGGGGAGCCTTTGCCCCCTGGATTAGTGTATAAAGCAAGTCTTGTAAGTCGTTCTAAGACGTCTCACACTTTCTTTGTGGGAGACTTTAAGCCAATAAATAATCAGCTTGATGCTCTGCTCTACAATCCTGGAGTTGTAAGCTTTACGGTTAATACTATAGAAACTGCTCCTGGGAGTGGCATTAGAAAAAAAGACTCTTGGGGTGGGCCACCTTATACAGGGTATCAAGACCCTTATCACTGGGCTTTGTGGGGTTATCCTTCGAGAGCTAGTCAAGTAGTTGCTTTTATCCGTGACGCCCAAACGGCTTATACTCGGCAGTCAGCAGCAAAACTAAGAGGCTTAGTAGCCCCTGTTTTTTTATGGGCTTATTGGGATAGTGCTGACTTCCGTATCTATGCTGATGGTCAGATTAATGTGTTTGTGTTTGCTGGCCCCGATCCTAATGTGCGATGGGCACCTTACACTTATCGTGCAATGGAAGCCCTTGCAAAATACTTATTAGTTAATCCGGGTGATCAGGCAGCTCGTGGTGTGCTGACTTCGTTCTTTAGGTTTATTCTCAACTATTACAAAGCAAGTGGCTCTAATCGAGCAATCACTGATATCCCCCCTGTCGTTAACCCCCAAGTCAACTATCGAGAACCTCATGCCTCAGCCTTGATTTGTAGAGCTGCTCTCTATGCAAATGTTGCAGGATTAGAGCCTGATACAACCTATGAGCTGATAGAACGCACTCTTAGCGATATGGATGAGCAATACATTTCCAGTGGTGTAATGGCAGGTTCGTGGTTTGCAGGTCAACCTACGTTTAATCATGACGGAGTGACGTATCGGGAAGGATTTCTTTTTTGGGCGGCTGAAATCCTTATTACTTTGTCAGAACTCCTCATTTACCAGAACCAGATTAATGACCCTGCTGCAAGCGGTTACAGTGGTATTGCACAGGCTGGAACATACCCAGACTTGCCGCCTAATTTTGTAACCACTTTCGAGATGCCAAGCTATAAACAAAACATCAATAGATTTGACGAGGGTGGTGAGCAAAGATTAAAAACAACTCACACAGGAGTAGGAACAAAAATAGGCTTTCGCTATGAAAAGATTAATGCCGAACAAGTGAGATTGCTTAGTGAGTTTTGGAAAGCTAATCGTGGGAAAGAAATCCCCTTTACACTTCCTGCAAACATCATTGTTCACCCTGCTGTTATACTGGCAGCATTATCTAGTTTAGGTTCTACGACCTACTGGAGATTTTCTGAAGCTCCCAAAATAGAGACAGAGTTTGCCACTACACAAAGAGGACTCTATAACGTTGATGTCACAATCCAATCAGTAATTAATTAGTTGAGTAGATTTTATAAAATAAATGCTCACTATTCCCTAAATAGTGAGCATTGCTTGTAGCGAGTTTTAAGGTTGTCTTTTCTGTGTTTGAAAGATAAAGTTACATGAGCTTAGCCAACTTTTTATATGATATTTTATTTAAACTTAAACGTCAATATCTCAAAGCCATTATTTCTAAAACCTGCTTTTCCGACAGTTTGAAATATTCCCTTCTATCGCATCGTGTTTCTGAATACTTCTCGTGCAACTCATTCTCAAGCGCGGGGGCGTCATGAGTAAAAATACTACAGATGTGATAAATCCGTTTAATGTTTGCGCCCTGTAATTGCTTGCGACGTTGCCAGGGTTTCTTGCTGCGACCTATTTTGTAGCCGTCTGGATAAAGCAGTAAATACACGTATCCTGATTTTGATTTTTGCATCTTGCCATTTATACCGTAATGTGATAGTGTTCTTTTGTTTTATTATTTCTTTAGAATTATGCAATTGTCACAAATTTGTATTGCTACAGTCGGATTTTTGAGCGTGATGTCCCCTGTAATGGCTCAAATTACTGTCCCTATTCCCACTGTCGATACTCCTATTATCGATACTCCTAGCATTGACACTCCTCTTACTCAACCTATCGACATTACCCCCATCACTATCGATCCTGTTGTTACAAACATTGTTGCTCCTATTATTCCTGATGATGTAACGGTTCCTACAATTCCAGTTACTCTGCCAACTGTAGGGGATGTAATTGATTTGACAGACACAATAGCGACACCAATAGTTGATGCTGTTGGAAACACAGTAGAAGACGTCCTTACAGGTGCACCCGTGACGCTTCCGGACGGCTCAAACATTATTCCGCTCATTGACCCTGTAACTCAGGCTGTAGTGGGCAGTATAGACCCTGCAACCGGGGCGATCGCCCGTCCAGATGGTCAAGTAGTTGGTAATGTGACCAATCAAGGCGGAACTGGTGGTAGTGGGTCAGGCAATGGCACGGGTGGCACTGGCGGGAATAGTGCAGGGGGTTCGGGTGGTGCAAGTGGGAGCAATACCAATAAAGTAGAGGTCAACAACCGAAACACCTTCATTGCTATTCCCCAACCTGCACTTGGAAGCAAGGGAAAGACTACAACAGAGGTGATTGAAGAGACAACGCCGGAAGGGACAAGACGCAATCGGACTATAACAACTGGATACAGTGAGAGTGTGCCTACCTTGAGCATTAGCGGAGGTTATGCAGGGGGAGAAGGGTTAGGATTGATTCAACTTGCGATACCTTTACGTTAGTGGTATTAAACCTCAAACTCCTTCATTTAGAAAGCCCGGTCATTTGACCGGGCTTTTATTTGTTTCGGATTAACTTCTTGTTAGTCCCATTCCACAGCTGACCTTACTCCATATTGTTTATACTCCATATTGTTTATGTTGGTTGGGCGGTATTCTCCATAGACTCGCAAATTATGCCAATCAATATGTTCATTGGCTACCCATAAAGCAATATGAGAAGGATACTCAGCTGATTCTAGTTTTAGACAATCAGCTTCCAAGATTGACCACTGTTTGATGACTGTTATGAATTCAGTGGGTCTTCCTTCCCAAACTTGTGTGTATCCGATGTGGTTGCTCATAGTCATTTTTTGCTGTTAGTTGAGTTTGTGAGAAGTTGAAGTTAAGTGAATGATTTAAGCTCACTTTTGTAAACGCGGATAGATGTATCGTGATTCTTTGTTATAGGAATTGCTGCAAAAATCTTATACATTCCATCTTCAAGATCTTCAATTTCGATTTCCGTACCCTTAGGAATCAGCACTGTTAATTGATTGTCTATTTTGTTCTGTCTTTGAAACTTTGCCGTTGTTTTTGTTTTCATTTTCTTCTCATTATTGATTGGTTAGCTAGCAGATGCACTCTGAAAATTTTAATAATTTGCAGAATCAAAATCACAATCTGGATCGTACGAATATCTTTTTATATAAAAAGAGTCTACATCGAGATCGTGTTCTGAGGCCCATTCTCCAGCATCTTGGTGATAGTAAAATCCGTCTTGAATCAAATTGTTGTTTTTGTCATAAATAGCGTACATTTCTTTCTCCTTGTTTAATGTTTAATGTTGAATGTTCAATCTAAAATCCCATTATCTGGATACTTGCCCACGCCTCAAAGTTAAGGTTTAATGGATTTTCTGCCTCCTTCCAAGCTTTTTTTGTTGGCTTCTTGGTTTTTGGTTCGCTAGGATTTCCCCAAGATTTCCCCAAGCTAATCCGAATCGCAATGAGCAGGTTTTCCCCCTTCCCAACTCAACGCTGTACCCTTTGCGATCATCTGTCAGAAGGCGACCGCAGAAACAACAGTTGCCTGTGCTGTGACCATGCTCACTAGTGACTTTCTCTGGATTAGCCGCTAAGTCTTCAAGGAAGCCTAAGACCCAATCAGGACACCCCGCCGCCTTCCAAAAACGCCCTGTCCGGTCAATATTTCCAAGCCACACTTTCTCGCTTGTGTTGACGCTTATAGACCCTGGATATTTGCTCTTTGCCCCTGTTCTGTGTAGCGTTAAGACTTTACCGTTCTGATGCAGATTGCGAATTGATGGATATTTGATGGCTTTAGCAGCCTCATCGAACATTTCAATAAGCTTTACTAGTTGACTCATGGGTTTATCCTTTTACTCGCTTATTCACCAGTCTAATAGCTTGTTATAAAATCGTCAACAATAGCGTTAGACGTGGTGGTTGGTTATGAGTATAGAGGAAGGTTTAACGCCTATGTTGCGAGGCTGAAACCTATACAGAGGTAGGTCTCAGCCTACTTATCATCAAAATGATCTGAGAGGCGATCCTCTCCAGAACAGGGGAGGGGGACATATACCAAAACGGTACATATTAATATATAAAATAACGGGGGTATCCTAGAGGATCGACACTTATATCATTGTGAGGATAATAACCCTGTATCGCATGCCCAGCAAGGCTTGTGGGCGGCGTTAAACTCTATCTATACACAAGAAACACCGCCTAGTGTTAACGCCGCCGAATACACACAAAAAACAAGCCTCATCTAATCAGAGGCTTGTTGCAACATTACAATACTATCTAATAAAGGTCTTGTT